CTAATAATTAAATCCTTCGTTTATTACTGCGGTGGATAGAATGCTCACATTCGCATCACCCGATTTAAATTTGTACCAGGCGTCACGGAGGTAGTAACAGAGCAGATAGTCCAGACAGTCTGATAAATGCCCGTAGCGCTCGTATTTGACTCCTGTACGGGGATCTGTAACCTTCGCCTTGCTCTTCGTTCCATCCTCGTTGCGTAACTGGTAGATTAAATCTTCCGTCAGGCGTCGGCAACGGAGGTCTATCATTATCTCCCAGCCACAATAACCGGAGAAAACTTCGTTGATAAATTCACAACGTGTAGCCTGGGGAGGTTGTTTCTTTAACAACTTGATTTTCGGCCGGAGTACACCCTTTCCCATCGTGTCCGCGATGATGGTGTAGTTGTTCACACCGTCTTCGCTTGTCGTTGATCGCTGGAGTCCGGCTGGGTCACCGGTCACATCAATGCCGCCTACATGCTTGTCACGGTAAAGTTTGGTTCTCATCTTCCGAGCTAAAGCTGGTGTGTTGTTTTCCTTTTCCTCCGGTTTACCCAAGATTTCTTCCAGGATGTACACTTTCTTGTTTTCGTAATCTATCTGGGCGGTGATGGTTGACATTTGTGGAGCTACGTTGAAGTCCCATGAGGTAATCAAGGGTCTTGTCGGGTCATAAACACTTTCCTTTAGGTTTGCTATAAGATGTTTTGCTCCGTCGAATTTATTGTAAATCGCCATTGAGTTTGCTTCGACGAAATCCCAGTTACCATAAAGGAGCCTTTCTTTTGTTGCCTGATCTCTAATTTTATTAAGGGCGGCTTCATAAGTTTGGCGAAAAGCAATGTTTGGATTGTCAAAGACAGAAAAGGGGACATAGGCTTCTCCATCCCTAGGTGTAACTTTATCGCCATTTTCGTCTTGCACAAACCTTGATCTCACCCAATTTGTCGTAGGATTGGTGGTCATCAACATTCTGGAAGTCTTAAAAGTCTCATGGGTTCTCCAACGTAAGCGGGAAAAAAGAACTTCGATTGCTTTTTCCGATATTTCAGAACATTCATCGACCATGGCCACCGTAAATTCCGAACTTCCAAACCTTTCAAAATTAGGGTCTGACGGAATATCTGCCATTTCTTTCATTATGATAACACTGTCATTCCAGAAGGTCAATGTCCCTTCTATGTTATTGACTTTGAAGTTGACGTCTTCTTTGAGTCCCCAATCTTTCAGAACACTTTTGATTGTGTTCCAGGTACTTTCTTTCAGGGACTTCAATGTTTTTCGGGCTACGACTGCACGAATATTTTCAAATCGAATGCAACTGCTTATTAGCCAGACACTACCTAAATATGATTTTCCTCCCAAAGAATGTATTCGCCATTAATCGCTACTTAATGACCGCTTTCGCTGCTGTATGTTTCCATACAGGTTAGACTATATCTTCACCCTATAAATAGGGGTCTCCCATTTCCGACCGCTTGGCCGTACTCCTTTCGGATAGTCGTTGAACCTTCCGGTTTACCGGCTTGGCTGCTGATTGTCTTCACCTTAAAATGTTAAGAGTTTCCAGCAATTAAAGAGATTGTTTTCTATACATTACTGCATAGGCTGGCAGAGGTTATTTACCAGCAGCACCGCCACCTAAAATTAATTGTGCGAGATTCTGATTATGACAATGAGTACATTCCGGTTTATACTGTGGATTATGGTTTATATCATAGCCAACTAAGACTTGTTCTATATCGCCTCCACAGCTCGGACAGTAATTAGGTTGCAGAAGTTTCCAAAGTTCATATTGTCGGGGGGATGGCTTAAAATCAATCAGGATGTTTTTTGGCGCTCTTAGTTTGTTTCCTGCCATTATCTAATGATTTCGATTATGATGTCCTTTTCTTTGCTTAGAATGGCATTTAGGGTATCTGAGGTGGCCCGTGATTCCAGTACTTTGCCTTTTACTGTGTTTTTACCAACGATGATGCAACCGGCAGAGGCGGTTTGGTCGTTGCCGCTGTGAATCAAAATGCCGATAAAATGCGGGACGTCATGCAGGTAAGGCAATACTCGTTTGAATTTGGGACTGTATTTCATAGTAACCTTGTATGTACCAAACGGAATAGCGGTTTCTGCATAAACTTTACCTGAACATGTACAGGAAATGCCTTTGGGCGTATTTGGACAAATAGAAGGTAATTCTCTTACTGTGTCTTCGATGGTATTGCAGAAGAACTTGCCGTCAATGAATAAGTCCCCGATGGTGTACTTGTCACCGAGGAATTTTCTCTTTAATGTGAATTTCATAATGGTGTAGTTTAGGTTATATTACATTAAAGAGTAGAAGGAATCCCTTAGAGATGGTTATTGTTGGTCGAAATTTAAAGGTATATAGTGTGGCTGTTATATTGGATTTCATTATATTTGTGGAAACAAAAACAAAGGCAATATGATGACACTGACAGGACTTATTCCTCTGTACCAGTCCATAAGACATAACAACCTGACTTATGCATTATTTGACTTCAAGAAAAATGGAATCACTTTTCATGTTATGTTTGATATAGAAGCCAAGCCGTGTTATAAGTTGATAATAATTGCACAAGGCAGCAAGTTTGAACTACAAGTGGAAGTGAAACCCGGTTTCATTGTAAATCCGTATATTGATACCAAGAAGTATAAGCAATTAATCCAGTTGCTTAATCTAAAATATGACCCGAACAACAAATTTTCACCAATAGGCTTTTTTGAGGACTTTAATAGCAAGATTCCTCTATCTTTTACAAAGCCCGACAAGACGGTACTTTTGAAATTCGCGGTAGAAAGGTATCATATTGAGAATAAGAAAAAAGTCTATTTTCGCGGATTTATTAATTGGAAGAAAAAAGAAAGAAGCGAGAGAAACACCGAGAAGACACGACTTTTATTACCTTTGATATGTGAATGTATAAAGGATAAAATACATATATCTGTTGCATATACGGATGTCCCCAATAATATAGAATATGCAAGTTTTAATGATCCTGTATACCAGTTGGGGGAAGACTTTGTAGAATGACACAAGATAAAACAGAATATCCTATCTGTTTAAATATAGGAAGAGTTAACAATACCGTATCATTTAAATTTGAATACTTATGAGAGTTAAAAACATTCCTAGTTCATATCGTATCCCTGTTCCAACGGGCTATAGTTCATGGCTAGACTATAGAGATAAGAAAACCGATAGCAAAGCGTTCTTTTGCACAGCCTCTGACTGTTTTTATGGAACAAATTTGTTTGGAGCCCATGTACAAAAAGTAGATAGTACTGATGAAGATTGGTATATTGTCCCTTTATGTGGTAGTTGCAGTCAGAGAACCGACACTTTTGAGATTTCAGATACATTAGTGCTTGTTCCGGGATTTTCTATTAAAGAAGAATGATAATTATGACAAAAGTCTTTGGTGACATTTAGAATGTCCATACGCAGTAACTTTAAGTTGTTAGATTTTATGGACAGTGTATCAAATAAAAAGGAGGTTGTGTCAAAACGTTGGCACAACCTTTTTTTATGCATTACACAAAACCCAAATCTCTAACAGTTGCAGTCTACTACTAAGACTGACGGATATCTTAAACATCCTGTTACCCGTCATCGGACATCAGACCTATAAAGTCATATATAAAAATGATAATAATTCACTGCATCATCAGTGTTATTCAATTTAAAATAGCACCTTTGCATACATAAAGGAAATAGAATGATATATGAAAGAAGTAATATTTGTACTCTTAAATGAGTTTGCCGACTGGGAAGGCGCGTTTATAGCTGCCTGCCTGAATCAGGGTGTTATGTCCGGAAGTCCTGTTCCTTATAAAGTAAAGACCTTGTCAATAACCAAAGAACCTGTCTCTTCAATAGGGGGATTCAGAGTATTGCCCGATTATGATTTGAAAGATATGCCGGAAGATTATGCAGGTCTGATATTAATCGGTGGCATGAGCTGGTTTTCACCAGAAGCTGAATTGATAGTCCCGCTGGTAGAAAAAGCTATCAAAGATGAGAAAGTGGTTGGCGGAATATGCAATGCTTCCGTTTTTCTTGGTATACACGGATTCCTCAATGACGTAAAGCATACGAGCAATACAATCGAGTATCTGAAACAATATGTCGGAGAGAAATATACTGGTGATTCGAACTACATCAATAAGCAGGCTGTAAGAGACGGAAAGATCGTAACCGCTAACGGAACCGGACAACTGGAATTTTGCAGGGAAATACTATATGCATTAGAAGCTGATACAGCCGAAGCAATAGAAGAAAGTTATCTGTTTTATAAGAACGGATTCTGTCCGGAGTAATAAAGTGAGGTTAAGTTCAACAACTATCAGACGATTAAAATTAGATATAAAAATAGTCAAACCCCAAAGAATATGGTACACTTGGTATATTGTGATGACAAGAGTAAAGTATTGAACAAAATACTTGATGGCAGTAAAACAATGGTAGTTCGCGGAGCAGCCGGACGGAAAATCCCGCACAGCCGGGTAAACGAAGGCGAAACTCTCTATTTTATGCAGAAAGGTTCTAAGAAAATTTCTGCCAAAGCCACCGTAACTCATGTCGAGAACTATCTGAAACTAACAGAAGAAGAAATCATAGATACCCTTGCTCATAATCAGCTTAAACTCAATCTGACAGACAAGCAGAAAGAACGTTGGCATAAGAAATGCTTAATACTAGTAGAATTTTCCAATGTAGAAAAGATTGAACCTGCATACGATTTTGACCATCAAGGAAATATGGATGACTGGTTGATCATTGACAAAATCGAAGATGTAGTTGTAGGTACAAGTATTCCGTATAATTATGAAAAAAGCAAGTTCAAATAGTATAAATAAGAACTAGTATGTAAGAGTGAAGTGCACCCCAAAAGTTTTTTGTCCAACTTTTGGGGTGCACTTCAGAGTTTTGACACAACCTCCTCATCATATTTAAAAAAAATCTACATCTTCATCTTTCGCCTCAGTTCTCTAAGCGTGCTACTATATGATTGTTTTACAATGTTGCCATTGTGAACGGACTTTGCGTAGAACTTATTGATATGGGGATTATAGTATGGGATACAGTGATTATTATCCCATTTGGGGTCTAACTGTTCGTACTCGTAGAGTTCCAGTTCTGCCATTATGCGATAAACTTACTGATTTCCTCAATCTGACGGGCGGCTTTCTGCTTCATGGCTTCCAGTTCGGTATTGTCATCAGAGAGTTTTTGCATTTTTGCCTGGTTCTTGTCGATTTGTGCGGTCATGTCTGCCTGGATGCCACGCAGTTTTTCGATGGTGGCGGTGAATACACGGTTAGCATTCTCGATTTTTCCTTTGAATGATCTTTTCCAAAACATAGCTTACTTTTTTTGAATGTGAATAAATTCTGAATAATTAATCTGTACGTGAGGGTTATCGCTGCTGATTGTCTGATGCACGGCTTTCACGCCCCACCGCCACCATAGAAACTTGTGCTTGTATTCCAGCCATACCGCTTGTTGCAGGTTAACCGGGAGAAATACTTTGCCTGTCAATTTGTTGTTTTCGATTATTCCGTCCAATTTCAAGTGTGGGGTATCCATTTTAACGGTCCGGACATAGACCGACACCGTATCACGAACGACTACCGAGTCTTTGACCTCTGCCTGAATGGGGGCATCTACGGTAATGTTATGCTTTCCGGCGGCTTCAAGGTCTTTAATTCGGACACCCATCTTTTCTATACGGGCAACATCTTCAGCCCGGTATTGCTCGTATTCACTCAAAGTCAGCCTGAGCGTCTTTATGTCCAATGCCATAGTGGACGAATCAATCTGCATCCTTTTGACATCTGAAAGCAAGGCATTCGTATTCGATTGGTATTTGTCACGTTCACGGGCGAAACGGTTGCCTCTTTCATAAAGTACATAACTGGCAGTTCCCAGGATAAATACAAAAACCAGCAACCACTGGTTTAATTTACTTATCATCTTCCATTTTTACGGACGTGAAAGGAATGAACCATTCTTCCTCTTCCATATAGGCCCCTTCGGTCAAATGCACTATATAACCCCGGTTGGTCCGTTTTTGGGAACACATGTCTTCCGTTACGACTCCCTTTCTGCCCGCAAGCTCTGATAACTTCATGCCGGAGAGTTCTTCGGACGGGATAATCACTACGTTACTTCCTTCTCTAATCATCTTTACTGATTTTAATTGATTTTGTTTTATTGAATAATAACTCAAACTCTTCTTTCCGGCGGCGTTCTATGGATAGGACCACCCTGCCTTTGTACTTGCGGTAAGATATATATTCGTGGTATATATCCCGGTTACCGGATTCCAACTTTTCGATCAATTTACTTTTCGGTCGTTTGCCGTGACCGAGCAACGTATATTCTCCCACATGGTAGGCAAGCACCCCTAAGATTAGCGAGTCCTTGCCAAAATGTCGGAATACACTGCATTTTTGTAACAAGTCTTTCCTTAACAGTGAGTCAGCAAAACTTTCCGATATGTCTGCCCCGAAATGCTCACCCGGTAACAACCGATGTCCATAGCCCACATACGGGTGGTTTTTTGCCGAATGCCAGCCTTCGTACTTTTTGATACACGCTACTGCCTTATCAAACAAATCCGTCTCTACGGCAATTTCTGATGGCGGGTGTTCTGCTGACTGCACCGAATAAAAAAGAAAGACGGTTAAAAGAAACCCTTTTATCATCAGCGTTTGTTCTTCAGCAGTTCCTTGATGTCCGACCGCATTTCACGCAGATCGGTTTGCATAGTGGTAAACTGCTGCATGGTCGTTTCATAGACCACTTTATCCAGTTTAATAGCGTCAATCCTGTCGTATTGGTCTTCTATTTTAAGTTCCAATGTCACGCATCTGTTGGTCAACTCTACGATACGGGTGGTATTGTTGACATGCTGCACGTACATGGTGACTACAAATGAGACTACGATTATCAAGGACCTAAAATTGTTTTCAATAAATTCTTTCACTTGTTTCATAGTTATGAGGTTAATATTACAGTAAACGCTTCCGAAACCGCATGTATCATCCGTGCCGCTACTTCGCTGTCCTTTAGCCCGTAGATGACAAGGAAAATGATAATAAGGATATAAACCAGTCTCTCTGCTGTACGGCGGCTTATATCAATCTTCATGGGGCTTGTCTGTTGCAGTGGGGACGATAACATTAAAAATGACACCACTTTCTCCCTCTATTCTCAATTTGGCCTCCTGATTGTGCCGGATGGGATACATTTCCATCAGGGCTTTGGCTGCATTGACGGAAACCGCCCTGAGCGGCGCGGGGGAAAGGTCTATTCCAAATTTGTCCGTGTACTTTGCTGTAGATGTTTCCTCCATAACCGCTTTCAGCGTTTCCGCTACCTGTAGTTTTGTGGCGAGTATTTCCGTTTCCTGCTGCAACTCTTCGACAAGTTCCTTTATCCGTGCCAGTATATGCGGTTTAGCCAGCAAGCGCCTGGCCGCCATAGAGACGTATTTTACTTTCTCACCGAATACTTCGATGTAACATTTGCTTGCCTGACCTGCATACTTACTACCGCCACAAACGTACAGGTTACAAAATTCGTCCTCGGCGGCGGTCAGTTTTATGTCTTCATTCTTTTCCATTAAATAATTTAGATAAAAAGAAACCCGGAAAGAACTTCCGGGCTTCATGGATTCTTTATTAAAGAATAGGTTTCGCTGTGGTATCAGGGTTTACAAAATCTGCCTTTTCTGCTATTAATTGCTCCATAAGGGCCTGATAGAATACATCTGCCATGCTGTTTGCATAGGCTTCTGCATCAGCAAGGGAATTAATCAGCTTCATGTTGAAACTGATATTGAGGTCATAGCCTGATATAACCGCCATCAGTTCGTTTCCATCGTATCCCACGACACCATAATTCATGCGGTCGGACTTTTTGAAGGAAACGATCTCTTCACTTTCCTGTGGTATCTGAATATCCTCGGTCATATCTTAAATTTTAAAGTGAACTCTCGTTTTTTCTTTTTTCTGCACTGCCGCACCGGCACCGCCCGTATTATTGCGCAAACGGTTGGAACATACGACTGCAATGTTCAAAGTCGCCGTTACGTCGGCATCGGCATCGTGCGCATCGTCCAGTTCTATGCCCAAACGTTCGGCGGTCAGTTCCAGTTTGTAGGAGGTCACAGACGGGTCGTGGGCAAATGCCAGTCTTCCCAAGTCTATTGTGTCGATATAATGCGGCTGGAAGTTGCCGTAGAAGTCCGTAGTTCCTGCAAATACCTTCTCAAATTCCTTGGTCAGTCCGGCATAGTTCATCAATTGCTGAAGGAAGCCGATATCGAAAGTGATGTTCTGACCGATCAGCACGGGTTTCGTCTGTTTACCTTTAGTCAGGGTACATCGCTTGCCAAATTCGATGACATCCGTGGCAATGCCTTTCAGGTCGGCTCCCTGGGATTTCAGCGTGTCCATTGTGATGGCCGAGTAGGTCAATGCCGCTTCCTCGTACACCATAGGAATACCCGCCGCTTCCTGTTCCAGTTCGTGTTTGTTCTTCAATACCTTCCGTTTGACGGTGGCGCCGACCTCCTGTTTGTTATAGGGTGCGAAATACTTTGCATACCGGTCTATCACTTCCCAGGTGTCGAACCGGACACCCTGCATAGCGAGCTGGGTACAGGCGTTCTTTGTGCAATCAAGCCCGGAGGTTTCAAAGTCCAGGACAATACCTGTGTATATCCTTGGTTCTGCTTTTGGTGCTGCCATGCTTATAGTTTTTTAAATTCACGGATAATGCTTTCCTCGAACTCCTGCAATGTGCCGTTATTGAAGATAATGGCATCGAAGTAGTTTTCGGTCAATGTCCTTCTGTCTCTGTCACGCTGGATGCGTTCCGGGGCAATTCCCCGCCCGAGCAATACTTCCGGGCTGCATTTTACGGCTATGGCAATGACCGTATATCGGTCGCTGTATTTCCGGGTAAGCACTTCCAGTCCGTCTTCGTCAATAACATAGCTGCACAATCCCACGGTAGGCACTTGCATGTGCAATGCGAAATATTCATATCCCCCAAACCGGGTATATGCCAACATTTCTTCTCTTGCCGGTAACTGGTCTTTCGTGATAAAATAATGGTCTTCACCTTCAATCTCTCCCAGCCGTATGGGTCTTGTGGTGTAAGAAACTACGGTCGGGACATTCAATTCATTTTTCAGGTACTTCGTCAGATAGGTTTTGCCTGAACCTGAAGCCCCGATAATGGCAATGACAATTGGTTTCACGTTTGAATGTTATACGTTGAATAATAGCGATGTTTTATAATTCTGTAAACTGTTCACCCCTGCATATTCGCTATATTTGACTATACAGGTGGTGATAATCATTTTATCTTTTAAGTTGCTGATTTCATTTTTATGGCTGGCGTAGAAGTCATTCCAGATGACCAGTTCCATAAGATCATTGTTTTGCTGCAATTTCATCTTGCAGAACTTCTTTTTTTCTCCAGTAGTCTTGTCCTTATATGAAATCTCACTGAGTTCCGCCACCGTAGCGCAAACAGCGATGCGTTTGCCTTCATTGTCTGGCGATAAAGCGTCCCGGAGCAACATATAGGAGGCTTTGCCTCGTATTTTGTCCTTGGCATCCGAGTTGTCATAGATGCGGCGATAATCCACTGAGCCGATACCGGAAAGGGCAACCTGTTGCATTTGCCAGAAATAATGCTTGTCCGTGAGATCGGCTGGAAAGGCCGTGTCCGAGAGTTTGAAGCCCAGTTCCTTTGCTGCACGTTCCAAAAGCGAATACCTTTCCACTACCGCTTTTACGTTTTCAATACGGTCAAAGCACCCAGTCATTATAAGATTGCGAACATGGAGTGCGTTAACCGGGACGCGAGTTGCTTCCTGTTCGTTATCGGGGTCATCCCAATATTGGTACTTTTTCAACTTGTACCGGAAAATGCGGTGGATGAAGTTTTCAACAGATGCAAAGGGACCGTTTTTCTCCCTTTCGGCAATGATGTATTCCACTGATTTGCCGCCCAACATTTTGATGCGCGATAGAGACCAGAAAATCTTGTCCGTTTCGTAGTCGGTAAAGAATTTGATGCCGGATACGTTTACGTCAGGTGGTACAATCTTTGCGGTGGAACATTGTTCCATCTCTGACATGATGGTGGGAATTTCCTTATCATCCGCCCATTGGAGTGCCACCGTATAAAATGCCGTTGGATAATTTGCTTTGAGCCATGCGCCAGCGTAAGCGGTCAGGGCGTAGGCTGCGGCGTGGCTGCGGTTAAAACTATACTTACCAGCCGTTTCGATTTTGTGCCATATCGTTTCGGCTTCATAATCGGGACAACCGTTTGAGATAGCTCCATTGATAAAGTCAACTTTCAGACTTTCCATCAGATCAGCTTTCTTTTTACCAATCGCTTTTCTCAGGTAATCGGTCTTTCCTAAATCGAAGCCAGCCAGAGTATGCGCCACGGACATGAACTGCTCCTGATAGACCATAATTCCGTAGGTATTCTTTGTCGCTTCATAAGTTCCATAATCATATACCGGTGCCACTTCTCCATGCTTGTAGCGGATGTAGTCATCAGTAGCGTTGATTTCCAGAGTTGCAGGACGATATAAGGCATTGATGGCGATCAGGTCCTCTATACAATCGGGCTGCACATCCATGATGAATTTGGTGATACCCGGAGATGCAAACTGAAAGACGTTCTGTGTGTGCCCCTTGGTGAGCAGGCTATATGTCTTTTCATCCTTCAGTTCATCCCTTGTAATGCTTTCAATCGTATAGCCTTTCTGATAAGTTTCATTTACAATATTGATAACCGCCCCCAGCTTGGAGAGTTCCTTTGTTGCCAACACGTCCTCTTTAAGAAGGCCGATCTCGTCAACACTGTATCCGTCAAATTCGGACACCAACAGATCATCCATTTTCCGGATAGGAAGAAAGTCGAAACACTCTGCCGGTTCTCCGTCTTTCTCTTCCGGTGTCACAATGATAGCCGAGGCGTGAATAGATGTAGAGCGAGGCTGTCCCATGATGGTACGAATGTCCTCGATCACCTCCGGATAATCATGGATAAACTTGTTAACCTTTTTGTTGGTTGCCGCCAGCATGAATAAATCAGTCCAATCCTGCTGTTCGTCACCAAAGATGGCCGTAATGTAGTTCACGATATTTACGGGTACTCTATATACACGTGCTACGTCCTTCAAAACCGCTTTCAGTTTCAGACTTGAAAATGTCCCGGCAGAGAAAACACGCTGCTTACCATTCATGTTATAGCGTTCCTCCAGATATTCTTTGATTTCCTGTCTGCGGTCCGAAGCGTAATCGACATCAATATCCGGTAATGCGGAATGCCCACCCTGTTCAAGTCCTTTGCCAACGAAGCAATCAATGACCGTCATTGGCTGCTTCGCTTTCCTGGAAATAATCTCTGTAATCAACATGTCCCAATTTCGTTTAGCGTCCAGATTAAATCCCGGTTGTCAAGGAGAATATCATCACCGGATTGCAGTTGGTCGGCGTACACCTTCATCAGTTTCCCGTCCCGCTTGATTGTAAATTCGGCATCCTTGTAAAAGTGGCAGATGTGACCGTTGAGATTGACCTCAACATATATATCACCCGGATTAATCCGAATATCCTCACCGATAATGGAGATTTCGTCAATCCAGTTCAGTCCGCATCGCTCAGGCACCAGAAAACGGGAAAAAATCAAATCATACTGTAGCGGGTCAATGGAAATGATGCCCAACAGATAGGATACCAATGAACCACCGGCAGAACCACGACCGATGCCGATTGTGATATTTCTCCGACGGGCTTCCTGCACCATATCCCATTGTATGAGAAAATAGTCCACGTTGTTGGTCGATTCTATGATATAAATCTCTTCTGCCAGCCTTTCCTGGTAGCGGGCATGTTCCCGAACGGGTATTTTGGCAACCAGTCCTTCTGCCAATAACTGTATAAACATGTTATGCCGGGTTCCATATTTCGCTATTTCATCCGGTCGCATGATATATTGTGGCATATACATTTTTCCGGTCTCAAAACGTGCCACGGCTTTTTCCGCTATCTCTACCGTATGTCGGCACATGCGTCTGAACAAGGCTTCCACGTTCCATTTCGTTTCATCGAATATGGCCCGGAACATGGCGTACAATTCGTCCGTATCCTTGAAGTACTGTTCGTCACTCTGCTCGTGGGCGGCTCCGCAGGCTATTTTATTCAGGATTATTTTACTGCGGGCATCGTCTTTGTCTAAATAGTAATTGTCACAGATAAGTACGGGTTCGATGAGAAAGCTGTCTGCTTCCGGAATATAGAAGTTATTGAAAAAGAACTGGGCGGCTTTCAGTACTTCCACGTCGATACGCTCTGCTTTGTATTCCGTTACGTCGAACTGATAATATACTTTGTCGAATGCCTTTTCGAGCAGCGCGACAAAATGCGGATTCTGCTGCATCCAGTAAACAGAGAGTTGCCCCAGTACCAGAATGTTTCCTTCGGCATGGCTGAGTAATCCGGGAAGGGTGATGGTCTGCGTGTCGCTGTCAACCATGATTTCTTTCTGTATGCGCAGCAAGTTCCTGAGTCCTTGTTGGGATTGGCAATATACTTTCATATCGACCTTTTCGTCCAGGTGTTCCAAAGTGAACGAATATCCGAATATATGCCGGATACCGGCTTTGGCACATTCTTTCTGTAGGTTGAGCGTTGCGGCCATTGTATTACGGTCGCAAATACCTATTGCTTTTTGACCGAGGTATCGGGCCTTTCTTACCCAGAGCGCAAGATCGCCCGAACCGTTCAACAATTCGTAGGGTGTGTGAATACCCAGGTTTACAAATTCGACATTCATTTGCGGAACTTGCCGCTGCCCTATATATTTTAGGATATTGAATCTGAATTTCTCCCGAAGGTCATAGTAGTAATAGTTACATCCGAACCTGAATGCCGCATAACAGATGCCTTCTTCAATCAGCACTTCGGGACTTTCCATCAGGTTGAACTGAAGGTTTCCTTCCTGTCCCTTAAAGATGGATTGCACACCGGAAAGGTCTGCCAGGAACATACTGCCGAGCCCTTCGATTTCTACCACTTCATCGTCTATTTGTTTAAAAGCGATCTTATTGGCATTCAGCCAGTTTTTTAATTCTTCCATTTATTTTTCTTGTACTTTAGTTAGTTTATACTGAAACGGTGTTTTTAACCGTTCAGAAAAAATGTGATATATCTCACTAAAACTCAGGTCTTCCCAGTCTTTTGAAGCATCCGGGATGTCAGCAATGAACACGTTGAAATAAGGGTTCAGGAAATCAGTTGTTTTCTGGATAGCTTCTACCGCATCACCGTCATAGCCAATGACCACCGTCCGGACACCTTTACTTTGCAGCTTGTAGATTTGTATCCTTGAAACCTTCTTGCCGAAAGTGGCTACTACGGCAATTTTCGGGTTGTCGTACAAGTCCAGTTTTCGGGTCAGGGCGATAACATCAAAAATACCTTCCACCAACACGACCGTATCCGTTTCGTCCTCAATGACGGCATCGTAATTATAGAGGAGTTTTACAAAGTCGTTCTCCACTGAATTGCGAAAACGCATAATCCGGTAGCCGCCTTTTCGTTTTGTCCGGCTGTTGTGCCGGTCTATCTCATCTTTTGACAAGGTATGGCGGGCTACATAGCCGACAATATCCCCGGCATCAAGAATAGGGAAAATGACATACGAGTCATAGCGGAAATTTAAGCGGCCAGTGTATCCGACCGGAAAATATTCGTAATCGTCATATACAAAGCCCCTGGCTTTCAGGTATGGATGCGAGAACATACGTTTATAGAAGTCCGGCAACTCCACGATACCGAGAGAGTCGTCTATCTCTTCCTCTTTGTCAATGGGGAATAACAGCGTATTATCCAGTCCGGCATCCAAATCGGCAGTCGGTGCAATAAACAGGTCGGAACGTCCGATTTCAGTAAGCAGTTGTTCCAAAGTATAAGTGGAACGCCCACAACTGAAACAATGGGACATGAACGGTTTCTTGCGTTCTGTCTCCTTACCGATATATACACCGAATTTTCCTTCTTTCCCGCAAAAGGGACATTGGGAAATAAGGTTCTTACCGGCCCCGTCCATCCTGGCTCCGAGTTCCCGTCCGATTTCACGAATCAGATAATCTTTGTCTGTTTTTGATAAAGCCATGCCACTGTCTATTTTCTTAAATTCAATGTACGTGCCACATCTAAAAAGACTTCGTTATCATAGTCCGTGGCGATGCGGAATGTATCTCCTTTTTTGAAGAAACGGGCCTTCGCAATGTGCAGGCGCATGATGTCCTCTTTCCGTTCTGCCGATGATTGGTTCAGGGAAATAAGATGTGTACAAGGACGTGCGAGTCCTTTGGCTTCGCTGCAATTATACTCTGTAAGCACGTTTTTCTCATCATCCAGCCACTCCCTGTTTTCAATTGTCGCCTGGTAGGTGACTATCATCCAGACTTTTTCATCAGCCGCCAGATCTTTGAGGTCATTCGCTACGGCAATACGCTTGCTACGTTCGTGCTCCGCATTCCACATCTTCCGGCTTGCATCCGTGAGCAGGTCCATTGAGTCGATAATCACTATATCGGGCGAACGGTTATTGAGTTTCCTGTACTCTGCGATGCCGTTCTTTATATCCAATGTGGAAACTCTGGAATTGAAGCGGGGAAACGACCTGACGGTGATACTCCCGGCATAACCGGCCACCATCTTTTCAAAGTGCTTCATTTCCACATCGGAGATTTTACCACGTTCGAAGCAGTAGGCATTCTTACTAATCAAACCTCCGCTGTAAGCGTCGAGAGCTTCTTCTTCCGAGCCTTCCAACTGGAAATGAAGGACGTGCAAGGCAGAGTCCACATTCGCTCTTATCCCAATGTACTTGGCAATGTGTGATTTGCCGACACCGGTACTAGCGAGAAAGCAGGTCAGTTGCCCCCGAAGATTACGACCGCCATTGAGTTCGTCAATGTCCGGAATATAAAAGCGGGAAACCTGTGGCAAAACGGAATTACGGTCGTCCAGTTCTTTCTGCCTGTTCCGGGCAAACCGCTTAGTGAATGTTTTAGCCACGTCAATAAAGGCAGAAGACTTCAACGTGAAGCCGGATAGCCATTCGGCATACGCTTTCAGCATCTCCTGCGCTTCATCCTGTTTGCTTTCATTATAGAGTTTGCCGACTTCGGAATAGACACTCTGCAACCGTACTCCTTTGATGTAACTTTCCAACATATCCACCATGACTTCTGGATTGTTTCCGTCATCGAACTCCTGGAATGTGTTAATCAGCTCGATGGCATCATAATCTCCCGTAAAGCTCTGTGAAAGCACCGAGTATGATGGCGGTGTCTTATAGGCCTTGTAATGGCTGGTAAGCACCTGCTGTATTTTCTGGAATGTCCTGTCAGGCAGGTATTCCTTCCGCATGTGCTCCACCAAAATGCCGCACACATAGTCATTCCTGATGGCAGTGGCATACAGTTCATACAAAAATTCAACACTTAACGCATTTATCTTTTGTTTCATTCTTCCTTACTAAATTCTTCGAGACGTATCCGGTAAAGTTCCGGATAACGGCTTCGGGTACGTTCCTTACACAAATCGGATTTCAGACAATCACGGCAAGCGGGGGAGAAGGGAGTCCATAACAGGGTCGATACAGCACAGATATAATAGCCGACTTCACTAGACAACATCCGCATCTTAGTTACATCCTCGTAATTCGGATGAAGAAACTTGAATAGCGGGTGCTTTTTCCTGTTTTCAATCAGCGAAAGCAGCATGGAGCGTGACAAGTCACATTCCCGAAGCCATTTGTCTTCGTAGTATTTCTTTGCCTTGCCGGTTGCTCCATACCTCTCCAGTGCCTTTTTGCCGAATGAATGGGTTATGTTCCATTTGTCTGTGACATAACCCTTGTCGTATCGGCTTGCCGCATACACCTGGCATACACAGTAATCCACTATCCGCTCCCGGCTTAGTCCTGCCGAATGAGCGATTTCGAGCGAGTCCAGACAGGACGATACAGTCTTTGCAGCGGCCCCGCCTTTCGGGAAAGAGAAGCGGGGCGAAAGCTGTTTCATCAGGGCTGTAAACACCCGGACGGTGCATTTAATCTGTTCTGCTCTCTCCATCACGGGTTACCAGTTTGCGCATTTGCTGTTTAGCAAGAAAAAGCCTGCTCTTTACCGTTTCAATGTTGCGAGTTTTCAAGTTCCCGTTACGATACGATATTTCTACGATTTCATGCAGTTTGTATCCGGCCTGCTGCAACAATAATGCTTCACGGTAAATCGGTTTTATCTGGCTCAAAGCTCTGAGGATGTCATCATTGTAGAACTGGCTGTAATTATCCATATTCATGCAATTGACTCCCTCTTCACCGTCATCCGGGATAGTATCGCCGATTTCCTGAATGTCTATATCGTCCGACCTGTTGTAGTTCATTCGTCGCAGGTTCATGTCGGCAACCAGTCGTTTGGTCACGATATGGAGCCATGTCTGAATGGACCTTGCAGGGTCATACGTTTCGATATACTTGAAAAAATTAGTGAGAACTTCATTGTAATTATCTGCTATATCCTCTTGTGAGTATGAATAGCGGATACATAGTTTATAAATTAGATTTTTGTGGGGCAGGACGTAGAGGTTAAACAACTCCGTCCTACGTCCGGCAGAGTCTTCTTTTAAGGAAGATGCCTTTGGGTAGGTGTCCACATTGTACAGATTTTAATTACGGGAAAAACTATTATGTAATCTGTCAGCTAATGCGTCAATTAATGATAAGTGATTTGTAGAAAGAATTACGTCACATGATACGGTATTTGCGAATATAATAATGGAACAGATGGCAGGCATCCGCAGCATTATCGTCGATAGGCGTATATCTGTATTTATCTATACAAGCCTGTACCATGTCCGTTTTTCCGGCTTTTCCGTTGCCTGTCGCCCATTTTTTCAGTGAAGCAACATTGACAAACTCCGGTTCGGGCAAGTCGAGTTCATCGCAGACTTCAAGCAAAATCCCCCTGAATTCGGACAATTTCCGCATATCTCGAAAATGGTTGTTGACGTTGACGTCTTCTGCGACAATACGGAGGATACCATAGTTTTTAATAAAGGACAATAGGGTGTTCCGAACGTCGAGATGCTGTTTGTTGTCATTGCGTTTCTTCGACTCCGTGAAGTTCCACGTGCCGGACTCATGCACGGAGTAATATCCGGTGTGGGTGGCAATATCAAGTGCAAGCACATGTTCTTTACCGATTGGAATAGCATCATTGTTGTTGATTTGATTCATAGTTATATTTTAGATTCTCCATTCTCTTTTGTGACTACCAGTTTGTGCGGATACCCTTCTGCTACGTTCCCATGACTGACAACAAGTGCCGTGATGCCCAAATGGTTCAAGGCTGCAAACATGGATGAAAGTCCGTTCTCGTCCACCGCTTCCAGTATCTCGTCCAGTACCAAAAGGTCTAACCCTTTATCCAGTTCTGCATTGCTGTTTATCAGTTTTTGCATAGCCAGTATGGTTGCGAGGTTGACACGGGCGGCTTCACCTGCCGAGAACTTGCCAAAACTTCCCTGGTCAATCCCGTCGCGAATGAGGGAAACGGATATTTTCTCTCTGACTTTACCCGATTTCAAGGCCGTATAACCGGAGAACCGGATGCGTATGTCACTGCCGATATTTTCCAGAAATTCGTTTGTAATCGTACTGAGTGCTTCAATCTTCGTATTTGCCAGATAGGTCTTGAACTGTGCGAAGCGCTGTTCCTGTTCGTCAAGCCGGTGCATACGTTTTTCAATATCCGACTTACGTGTAACTGCGTCGGAGGATTTTTTACGGTATGCCTTCAACGATGCTTTCAGGGAACCGACCAGTTCTGAAACAGATGTCCCGTCCAGTTCCCGGATAGTTTCTTCCAGCGTTTCGATGGAACTCTCTGCGGATTTGATTTCGGTCTGTAAAGACTTCATTTGCTGTTCCTTTTCCCTGCATGTGGCATCTATCAGGTCGAAAGCCTCATCGAACACCCGCTTACACATATTCTGAAGGATAGTCCATAAAGAAGAAATAGAGGCTTTTACCGTTTTTTGGTTGGAACGTATTTCTTCCAGTTCGCTTGAAGCTGTACGGACTTGCCGGGCTGCTTGCTCCAGTTTGTCGTTCCAGACACCGTTTTCAGCAGAAAGCGAGCGTTTATCTGTACGGATTTGCCGTTCTTCTTTTTCGATGTCACTTACTTTCGACTCACAATCGGCAATCCGGGAAGTGATGTTCTCAAAGGTGGTGTTCTTTTCTTCCAGATCGGCAGTTCCCTGCGTCACATCAAAGGTCTTGTCTGAAACCAAAAATTCATAACTGCACTTCGGGCAGGTGATTGTCCCAGCCAACCAGGTAGTCAGTTCCTCTATCGCTTTGGAAAGGGTACGGCGTTCTTCCCTGAGCTGTACGGCATCGCGGTTCATCCGGTCAATTTGTCCGTCCAGTGTTTTCAGTTTCTTATCGTAACCGTCCACTTTAGTGGTATAGGTATCTGAAAAAGACTGGTAATCCGCTTTTAGGCGGTCATGTGCCGTTGTCAGGGTATGCACCTTGTTTTCCGCTATGGTAAGGGCGTTGCTCCACTTCGTCTGTTCGGCTTCCAGTGCATCCAGTTCGGTATGTTTATCACCGACCACTTTCTCCCAGTCCGTCAGGGAGATGGATAGTGGGGAGAGAATGGCACGTATTTTAGAAAGATAAACTTCGAGGGAGTGGTCTTCGCTTTCAAGTACCTGAATATCACAGTCTGCCGTTTCCAGTCTCCCTAAAACGCAATCAATCGCTTCTGTTTCTTTCCTTTTCTGACGTATCAGTGCATGTTTCTCACCAATGGTCTGGCGCATGGATGCAATCTTTTCGGTCTTTGTCCGTGCTTTCTCCGCTTGGTTGTTTTCTTCGGTGGCTATTTGTTCGGTCAGCATTTCTATCCGACCGTCCATACCGGCTATTTCCAGTTCGGCTTCCCGGAGTTCCGACGCTACAGGTACTTTGTCCTCTGCCAGTTTCTCAATTGCCTGATCGACCAGAACACCGTTGCTGAAACGGTTGATAATTTCCTTCTTCTCTCGGTCGGATGAAGAAAGAAAATCCTGAAACTTGAATTTGGACAACAGGAAGTTATTGAATAATTCGTCCTTGCTAATCCCCAGTTTTTCGAGAATGTACTTGTTATAGGCATCCACGGTGGGTTGTACCGCTTCATCCGTATCTACAGGCTTGCCATCCCGTTCGATGGAGCAGGTTACAATGGAAGCCCCCTTGCGGAATAGCTGGCGTTCGATATTGAATACTTCGTTGCTGCCGTCATTGGTAAACTGTAGCTGTATCCAGCATTCGTCAGCCTTATCATTGATAATCTCTTCATTTTTAATTTTACGGAGCGGGTTACCCGTGAGCCCTACCGCAATACATTCTAATAATGCAGATTTGCCGGAGCCGTTGCTTTGCTGGCTCTCGTTGTCCCGGTTATCTCCAAAGATCAATGTGGTGACTCCTTGTGACAGGTAGTAATCCAACTCCCGGAAAGCGCATAAGTTTTCTGCGACAATTCTATGTAATTTCCACATGGTTATTCGATTTTAGACAGGTAACTTAATCCCAGTTCAACATCTTCAATCTTTTTCTCGTCACAGAAAGCCTCGTAGGTTTCTTTGATTTTATGGTTATCAAATTTCTCAAAAAGGCTGGAGCCCGCCACTTCGGTTATTTCCGGGTCCTCTGTTACAACCTCGACCTTACTGGCCCCCGCCTGCAACAATTTTTCTTTGTCAATGCCTGAAGCTTTGGCACTGGATGTATGTACACGCACCTTGACACGGTAACGTCCGTCTTCTTTGATTTCTTCCAGTTCGTCAGATAGGTGTATGCCTGTTTTTTCTACCGGAACATCCATCACCAGATAACGGGTGTTGACCTGGTTCTTGATAAAGTCGTAGTGACCATCCGGATAGATAACGGTGTAGCCCTTTTCCTCGTCCTCGCCAAAGTTATGTTGGCGTGAAGAGCCGATGTATTCGACATTTGTTCCGTCAATGGTGCAACGATTATGGTAATGTCCGACAAAGACCTTATCAAAAATACTAAAGACATTGGGCGATAGTTCTTTTTCGTTGGACTGGGATAACGCTCCGTTTACTCCTTCATGGATATACAGGTAGTTTTTCCGTTTCTTATCTAATCCGTCAGCTATCAGTTTGTCCAGTTTTTCAATAAAGCTGCCGTTCTCAGGAAAGTAAGGGATGATGTGCAATACAAAGTCCCAATCTTTGGAAGCCAGCAGACTTATCGTATCATCAGCAACAAGGACGTTATCATGCTGGTCGAATACATGGCAATAGCCTCTGACAGCTTCTTGATTGACTTTATCGTGATTTCCATTTGCCAATGTGACATTGACTCCTCTTTTGGCAGCAGCAAGTAAAGCGTCATGTATAGCCAGCAACACATCTAATGTCTGCGCAGAACGAGACATGAACATATCTCCACCAAAGACGATTTCCTGAATATTCATCCGGTCGCATACAGCCAGAGCCTCCTGCCAGTTTGCCGTAAATTCAGGGATATTGTCTTTCGAGACGTGTATATCTGATAATAATAAAACGCATGGATTTATTTTTTTCGACATAAGCGTAAAAAAGTTTGGAAGGAAAGCGCACGGTAAGTACGCTTTCCCCTGAAAATTAATACAATGTTGGATTATGCCGGATTATCTGCGGCGTTGGCGGGTACGGGGTTCAGGTCTGCCAGGAACCTCTTCGGGGGCGGGTGTCTTTTCCTCCGGATCTGCCGGGGTTTCTGCGGGCTGTTCTGTTTCCGCTTCCGGTTGGGAGTCTCCCTGTATAGCTTCTTCAATCAGATCAAGAAGGTCTCGGTTGGTGGTGGAACGGGTGACACGGACACCCAATTTCTCCTGTTCGATAAACGCACGGATAAGGGCGCGTAGTTCCTGACCTTCTTCCGTCTTGTCACCCAAGTCCTGTTCCTGTAGTTCATCAAAACGGTCGAACAAATCATCCAAGCTGATGACGGTGTTTTCCGCATTGTCTTTGGAGTCTTTGGCACGTTTGTCGAAGGTGAATGAACTGGTATCTTCTTTGGGAAGTTCAGCACGCAGCGTTTCGATGGCCTCTTTCACCTCTTCCTGTTCCATGATGCCGAGACCGTACTTCTTGTCGCACTGTTTCAGGTATTCGATGGTGGCTTCGAACTGGTAGCGGGAGTAGCGGTAAATAATCTCAGGGATGCGAGGGGCGTTCAACAAGGCTGTAAGCTCTTCTTTAGAGAGTACATCCGTATCTGATTCATTGTCGATATTAATCAGATATTCGGTCTTGCTGCCATTTTTTTTCTTTTCAATCTCAACCGGATAAGCATTGTACACCGAACTGACAGGGCACGGATAACTCGGATTCTTAGCCAGCTTTTTTTGCCACAACTTAAATTTGCGCTCATCGAGGTCTTTAAACTGGGAATGGCTGAGAGTGAGCAGTTGTAATCCTTTAGCACGTTCGTCCATATCGTACATGTACAGGGCATGTCCGTAGCCGAATTTCAGACCGCCGCCGAAGGAACCACCGGCAATCTTTTCCGCTAATTTTTCGTCTCCGTTTTCGTTAGCTGAAGCAATGGCGGCCTTGCGGTAAGTGTCGATGATATCGAGCGAGTAACCTGCATCGGTAGCACGGGGGACTGAGACGTACATGTACTGCGCTTTTGTGCCTGTAGTGGGTTTTTCAAGCTCCATGAGCATTTGATGTACGGGATACTCGTAGGCTTTACGGTCGGTCGTACCGTCCGCATTGGGGGCAACGGGTAAAATGCGCAGGCGGTAAACACCCAGCTTTTCCATACGGAAAAATTCGGTTTTGACGAACGATTTGTTTTCTTCGGCAGCTCTCGCCTGTGCTTCCTGGTACGATTCCTGTGAGTTAAGAAACAGGTCTTCTACAGACACACTTTGCTGCATGTCTTCTTTCAAGTTTTCTTCTACTTGCATGATTAAAAATGCGATGATAGTTAATATTGACCGAGGAAATTGGAAGTGTGGTAACGGGCCCGGGTGCACCGTTAACTCTCAGTTTACAATATTGTGGAGAGAAGGGGAAAAGGGGAACCCCCTTGTAACGATCACTCACGTGCCTTTGGAATCGGGCACTCAATTAAGAATGGTATTTGTACCCTTTTCATTCAGGTACGCTGCAAATGTATGGATAAGATTCCAATCTGCCATAACTCTTCAAAATAGTTTTGGCAGAATTAATTTAAAGTATTGATTGTGTGTGGATTGTTTAGGGGATTATGGATTATCATTAAAAGACAAAAAAGGGAAATTGATGTTATGGGAAAAATGGGGGGGGTAATAGAGGGTGGTAATGGATGGTATAAACAAAAGGCTGATACTTTCTTTAGCAAGATAAGCACCAGCCTTTGAGGATTAGTCAGGGAGACCGTATTTCTGAGGATTGGAGTGTATTTCAACCCTATCATCTTCCAGGATACTTTGAACGGACTTGTAAATCGGCATCTGTTCAACTCCTGCGATTTTCAGTGCTCTGACAAGCATATGATCTTCGAGCAGTGAAATATAATCTTTCTTGGTTATGCGAATGTATTGATTCGTTTCTGTTTTTTTAATTGCCATACTATAAAAGGATTAAAAGTATGGTTCCCGGTCTTCACAGAAGGGGAACCATGATTCCAAATAATAATTAAAGCAACTTTTTCTTTTATTTCCTTCCGAAATCAGCAGGAATTTCGCCCCATAGCGGAGTATTCCAGTGAATTACGGTAATATTATCTATTTTAGAGGCCATGATTTTCAAAAATATCTCGGCACGCCCCAAATCAGACATCCGTTTCCTGGATGCTGTTTTCTTGTTAGTAAACCATGTGAGTGCGGTTATACTGTCGGTGTATATGACACGGGGATAGAAATCATGCTCTATGATATATTTTGCTGCGGCAACTACGGCGAGAAATTCTCCTATGTTTACGGTTTGATTCCCAAGGTCTTTAAGGAATAATTGTTCTCCAGTTGCCAGATCGACGGCCCGGTATTGCGTCACTCCTTTTTTAAGAGAGTGAGCGGCATCTGTCGCAATACCTTCAATGGGATAATCCATTATTTAAAGAAAAAGCCGTCGGTCTGCATTTGGCGAATAAGCGTCATCGCCTTTTTATCGAATTCTGTGATAACCTCGTCGAGGTTTTCTACATCTTTACGTTCACTGAGAATTTTCAATACCCCCTCTAAAGTTCTGCTGGACGCTGTTTTGCCATCTTTCGGGTCAAAATAAATAACCTTGTTTCCGAATATGACTTTGATTTGATATGTGATTTTGGGGATAATCACAAGTTCGATCTGCGCTTTAAACAATACCGGAGTTGCAGAAACGACGACAAAACCGTTTTTCCGGTGCATCGCTTTTAGTTCCACATCATACAAAAGATTTGGTGTAAGCGTCCCTTTTAAATCGGACGAAAGCACACAAACTTGTTTGCCAAACTCTGAATCCTCACGGACTCCTTTCAATTTCTTTGTTTTTGCGTTGCGTGAGACGAACCCTATGAGTTCTCCCGTGCGTTCGCATTTAGTAAACTTAACCTGTGACTTCTCTGTCAATACCATGTTTTTTTATGTCATAATCCAATCTATTGCCTTCAATTTACAAACTTTTCACATTCAATTTCAGAGCAAAATTACGGTATTAGGGCTTACGAACCAAGTAAAAACAGATATTATTTTTAGAGTCATTCCTGCAATATATACAGGCGAGAGGGGCTGATTTTAATGTATTCTCTGGTCCTCTGAAAAGTGGCTAAAGCGCTCATCTGTAGCGGATGTCTCATAGATGGAATAGCACTTGTAATAGCGGTAGGTTTTGGGCCCCTTCCCATCATAGAAATAAATGTCATTATGGTCTATCCATTGAACACCCTGATTAGTCGCATCGTCTAACCATGTGGCACTGTTTTTTAGCATGGGATTGGGGCCGATATATAATCTTTTCTTTTTCTCACCTGTCACGAAAATGTATTCTATAGTAATATCCTTATGACCGTAACGTTTGGCGAACTGGGCAAATTCGTATATATCAAGATGGAGCATATCGTTGAACTGATCGCGGGCATCCTGTTGCATTTGCTCTACAAATTGCCAGATAGAGTCTGCAACTATGATGTTTCCAAATTCTTCTTTCGTTACTTTATTGGCTGTAGCATATCTGATGCGAAAACCATTGAAGCCGCCACCTATTACATAGACATCCTTAATCGATTCTTGACGAGCGTTCAGGCGGCTAATATCCGGTTCCTCACTTGTGCACTCCTTTGCTATACCGATAAAAATTATCAGGAGTACAAAAAGTACAGGAGACAGCTTCGCCAATATCATCATTCTAAGCACTTTTTCATCCTTATCCTTATTCTTATTCATTTCGATTGTATTTATACGATATTAACTGTGGATATTCTGCTTCATAACCCGCTTCATCAGGAGTTATCGATGAGGATTCCTGATAGGTATCCAAATAATAAATTCCATTTTCGTCCCGAATTTCCGAAAGGGAAATCCCCAGACCTGCTTCCGTCAGTTTACCGATAGAAACTTCCAGACCCGCTTCCGGAAACTGTACCATATAGACCTCACCAACTTTAGTTTGCGGGGTAATGTCCAATATGCCTGAAACGACATCGGCATCTTCCATGTAAGTCTCAATATGATTTTCGACATGGAACAAAGCTATTATGTTCGTTTGATATTCTTTTTCCAAACGCTTTTTGGTCTGTGTATATACTTCTCTTACAAATTCTTCATTTTCCCAAGATTTCATTTTTTATATCAATTTGAGGTGGAATACTTGTTAATTATTTTATATATGAAGAATCGGATGTTCTTTATATATGAATTGCCGTTTGTTAATGCGTTATAATACAGGTCTTTGTTTTTAAGGACTCTGCATAATAACTAAGCGGAAACAAATATATGATTTTCCGGTCAGATTTCAAAAGGAACCTATCGGAAGGCGGCTTCGATAATATTGGGATTTTTATTCGTCTGTTTTTTGTTTTTTTCTTTTATCCAGTAGTTTGCTGATAATTTGATGAAATTGCGCTATGGAAGTTATTTCTTGTTTTTTCCCTGTAGCGACCTTGTGAAATAGCGGCGTGAAATATATTTTCGTTTCATTGGCTATGGGGTATGAAAGTCCGCCTATGACCGCTCCTTTTATTTTGACTTGAAAATATCCATCATACAGGGTATAGTTATTCTCATCGGGAATATCTATACGATGTTCCGGGTACGTTTCAGCAAGCAACCGATGGATGGGAATAATAACTTCTTTGATGTAGTTAGGCGGAACCGGACTTGGCTGACCGTCCTTATACTTTCCTTTGGTAATTTCTTCTACTAATTTGAAATGGGCTTTTGTACGTGCCTGATAACTTAATGTGAGTTCTTGAATATCCATGATTCATGCTTTTTTATTGTAATATTTATCCTTTTCACTATCTTTGCTTTCGATACCAGTTGGTATTAATATTATAATTCAGTTTCGGAGTCTCGGAAAGCAGCAAACTCGAAAGACGTACCTGGAACTGAACAGGACTTCGTATGTTGTTATAACACAATATACGTGCCCGTTCAGTTATATGGTTACGTCTGGGTTGTTTGCTGCACCTCCGAGAACTGTCTGATTGGATTGGGCACGTTTTTTATTGCTTGCCCATAACTTAACTTTAAAACTAATTATTATGAGGTGGGTCCGCAATTCCTGGTATTACTATTCCCAGACATTTATCTGTATGGTCATTCTTTATGCTTTTTTGATAGGAGTGATCACATTGCTTCTTATTGAGAACAAGAAGCAGAGAGACACAATTCTAAAGCTTAATTTAGAGATGATAGACCTGAAATATAAATCTAAACAAGATTTGGTTCCTAGAAAAAAATACCATGATTGTTTTGATTACAGATTTTGGGACCGTGAAAGAGGTCAAATGCGGTAAAAGTTGACTGTTAAAAGGTAAAGCCGACAAATACGCTTGTAGCTCCGCTCATCAGTCGTTCGTGATTTACATCGTCATACTTGTAGCAACTGAACTTGCGACAAGCTGGCAGATATTCGTTCCTCACCCAAACGGGGGCCGTTTCGCTGTCAGTTAAGCGGAAGAACTCTCCCTTTTTGAGTTTTTTCACTGTTTGAGTGCGTGAAAGTATCTGGTAGATTTCTTCCAGATCAAATTCATTGTCAATGGGATTTCCGTATGTAGTATCTACGATAATCTTTCCCGCATTTGCCAGGTGGGTGCGGGCAACCTGTTTGTCGTAGTCACCCCATGAAGGCTTGATCTTTGATAACAGATTGAATTTCAGTCCGTAATTTGTTTTCATTTCTATATTAATTGAGATTATATTCTATATACAGGAACGGTTATTGTCAGGTTTTCATTTATTAAAAACTTTCTGCCACACTCACAAATAATGCGCGTTTCCGTTATCCGTTTTATAACTCTTGTAACTTCTTCGTGGGAAACGTAGGGCTTCCCATCCATGTATCCGTTTTCTATATCTCCTGTAAGATGGTATTCTTTACCGATTTCAATTTCTTCTACTTTCATTTTTATCATTTATTTGAGGTTATTTTTTTACTGTTCATTCTGTAAAATCGTCTGTATGCGTTCCAGTTCCTTACGTACAAAGTCCGGTGACATGAGTCCACTGAAAAGTTCATAAATATCGGAGTCAGACAACAAATCTATTTTCTGCTTCAGCACGTCAATGCCTGCCGCAAAGAACAACGGGGAAAGCCAGTTCTCCTTCATAATGTCAATGATACGCTTGTTGATGGTGTTCTTATTTGCCATGATGGTATATTTTGATTTTAAACACTGATCGCTTCATCGTAACTCTTGAACTTGATGGAACGGTATGCCTTATCCATATCATCCTGCCGGAGGCCAATATAAACCATTGTCGTCTCTATGCTGGTATGGTTAAAGATACGGTTAAGCAATACCAGAGCTTCGGTTTTATCCTGGGCAGAATCGTAGATGTACCGACCGAAGGTTTTACGGAAAGTATGGGTACTGAAGGATTTGATCGGAAGCTGATATTTGACCCGGAACTTTTTCAGGGTTCTGTTGATATATTGGGTGGTGAAAGAGGTTTCCGTTTTTCGGTTGCAGATTACAGGCAGATGCTTGTCCGGCGAACCCATAATGACATAAAGTTCGGAAATCCGGTCACGTACCGTTGTGTCCACGGATATGCGCCGGGTTTTCTTTGTCTTTTTTTCGGTCTTGAAAAAGTCATCTTTCCCCAATACGTCCATCCATCTGGTTGACCGTACATCGGATACCCTGAGTGCCGTGGCGAATGCAATGCTGCAAAAAAGTTCCCATACATATTTCTTGTCACGGTGCAATCCCTCCAAAAGTTTTTCAAATGCATCTATGGGGAGATAGTCCGAAGTTGTTAATACGCCTCTCTTTGCCATATATTTAGAATTTAGTATTACAAACCCTTGCAACAATGACATCACGGGCCGTTATCTTGTTCCATGCCCGCTTACCTCTCCGGCTGTTAATCATAGCTGCACTTTTTTGGATGGAAAGGCAATCGTCAATGCAGTTGATGATTTCGTGAATTTGTTCGAGTGAGTCACCTTCGGCTTTGCATGTCTTAGCCATGATGCGCACTTCATCTACGGTCATGTTGGTCAGACCAGGAAATTTTTCTTTGCTCATAATATTTTATTATTTGGATGTCTTTTATATGGTTTATTGTTCTCTATTTTCATGTCGGGTTATAAACGTGGTATCGGGTCTTTGGAATTTTCCATTGGCATAGTCATTGGCTACTCTCTTATAGGTCAGTCCGCAGATGACTCCACCTTCATCCAGGAAACGAGCATCATCTCCGTTGGCATCAATGACAGGATAGCCTTTGAATTCTGCCGGGAGAATATCTTCAAAGACCACAGCGACACGGTGACCTTTTTCCAACAGGGGTTTACACTTTTCCCAATTCTCACCGTCATACGAGAATGTAAGGTCGTAATTAGGGTATTTGTCGATTAGTTCAGCACGTTTAAACACTTTGGTATAGTCGTAAAATTGTTCTTTTGGGAAAAGCTGGAGGATATTTTTATCGTCCAATACAAAATCTTCCAAACAGATATCAGAAGTACAGTTCAACCGGATGGCAAATTGCATACCTGCTGCTTCAGCTTTTTTCTTTGCCTGCTTTATTTCATGGATAAGTAGGTGCATGAATTTTGCGTGATCCTCGAAAAAGAACTTGGTTTTCCTGATACGGGAGTTTTGGATAGGACCACCTTCTTTGTTTGTCAATAACTCAATTTTGTTTCTTCCTGAACCGTGCAGGCAGTACTTGCTACAATTACAGGATTCGGGGCAGACGCTATAACCACTAAGATTGAAAGGTGCCAGATAAACACCATAGGTCAACACATTACGACCATAGCTTTTAATAAGTTTTGGGGAGTTGCAACCGCCTAGGTAGCTAATACCTAATTCTTTTTTTATTCTGTTTGGATTGTATTCTTTCATGTCCGGGAATATGTTTTAAAGTAGATGAAAAATAAAAGCCGATCTGATACTTCCGGGGTATCGGGACGGCTTCCTTATGATTTACCGTGGGGAGTTATTTATCGCTCCAGATGTGACCGCATTCATCACAATGATAGCGTTCATCGTGGGTATCGTACCGGATGGCGGATGAACTGCATTCGGGGCAGCATTCTTCTGTGGTGTCACCGTATTTTTGTGTGTTGTATTTCTCCAATAGGGAGTCCATAGACCAACCACACAAGGCAACCAGCATAGCATCACAATCTCCGTTCTGATATGCCTGAATAAGACTGGAACCTGTTTTGTGAGGGGCTTCATCGTCATTGCTTATTTCATCAATCACTATACTGCCGAAGGTTTCGCATTTGTCTGTATCGGCAAGTATCTCAGCAAGGCTGTCTGTTTCTGCTGTAGGTGAAGAGTTTTTTTGATTTTCGTTATTCATAAGATTGATGTTATGATAAGTTGTCATTAGGGATTTCAGCACCATTATAAGGGTTGTAGATTGAAGTGCATTCTACCGCTTCAGCTTCTACTGCAAATAACCCTTGGTCCATTGAATAGAAAAGTTCTAACTGAATGGGGTTCTTTTTCAATAGTTCCGTAGCTTCCCTTGCTGTCATACCACAGCTTCGGACAAGTTCAGTATGTTTTTTCTTATAAGTTTCGGGATATTCATCAGGGGATAAGTACACATCCATAACATCTCCTACATCCTCTGTTATCCGTAATTGGGAGTGTTCATTTGGAACGAGTTTTTTACCACAATGGGGGCAATAGCTACATTTTCCCATGAATTTATGACATTTATCACAGTTTACACCGACTCCGTTGATGTGGTTGTCTATTGCCTCAAAGTACAAAGAGTTCAGGATTTTATCCAATTCCCTGCGGGCATATAAACTGATTGTGCCTTGTAAGGACGATTCGTGTCCGTCAAGAAAAGACTGGAGTTCCGACTGCCGTAAAAAGTCCGCTCTGCCGGAATGATCCGGGATACATTTTTCAATGAAATCCCAAAATTGAGATGAGATTTCTTTTTTCATGTTTGACTTGTTGTAATGTTCATATACTTGATATTATAATAATTTATTGTTTTAGGGATTATAATTATACCAAACGTATTACCTCTTTTATTACATTCTCACCCTTCCAAGGATTGGTGGAAAGGATCTCTCTGATGTTTTGATAATGTTCCACATACCGGAAGTAATCAGTGTTACGGTAGCCAAAACTTGCTATCTTTTCCTCTTTTTCCCTGGCTTCCCTTAGCAATTCGTCATCAGAGCATCCCATGTGGATACCGTCGGTTTCAATCTTACGGACCATTTCCACAATTTCAGAGAACAGCTTGTTTGTCTGTTCTACGGCCATGTGATAGGATGGGTACAGGGCACGGATAACCGGCAGGAATTTAGAGACTCCTTTCAGCCTTACTTTCCCGGAGTCTTTTGCTTCTTTTTTGAGTTTACGAAACAGTTTTTCTACTTCAGACAATGGGATTTCCGTAACTCTGCGAGCACTTAAAAAGATGGTGTGCGGACTGGCAATCTCTATTTTGCTGTCTGTGACTTTATAAACAACACCCTCAATCAAGGGGCGTTGCAGATATTGGTTTCTTTCCATTTATGTTGTTGATGGTTTCTGACAAACATATTTAGATATCTTTATTCAATTCTACTGTTTCAATATCCCAGGTTGTGTTGTCGGTCACAATTCCCTGTCCCCTGTGTTCCGCAAGTTCCTTCGTCGAGTAATAGCCACGGATGTAGGTGTATTGAGCGCCACGGCTTCCTGTGGAATATTGCTTGACTATATGGATTTCTCTTTTCTGAGGCGCGGGGGTAAAGACAATTCTACTCTTTCCGTCATAGTGAAATTCAGCTTTTAAACCAAATGCTTCGGCATCGGAACTGATAATACAGATGTCCCAGATACTAAGAGGAGCGGTGCATACTATTCCCTGAGTGTCTGTAAGGATTTCGGGGTGTTTGTTTCTCAACGCCGCACCGTTACAAATGCCACGCAAAATGACATTGAACTGGTGGGTTGACATTCTGGGTATCTTCTGGCAATTATTAGGGTCGCAATGACCGGTGCCATCATTATATTCACAGTTTCCGCAATCTATGACTGTTGGTTGTTTTTCCATATTTATTTGTTTTTTAGTTCACTAATCATTCTTTCCAATCTTTCATATTCCATTCTTCCAGCTTCATTGGACCGGTCGATGCAATCACGACAAAATTCAAGTCGCTTGATTGTCTGCTCTATTGTTTCATTCATTATCTTCTTTATTAAATCTCCACATAAAACCAATCTCTTTTTTTAGTAATCGGCACAAGTGATTTTATAATTTCATCCACAGTAAAGGGGAAGCCGTAAGTATCTTCACCGACAAGTCCCGCAATTTTCCCGGAATAGGAGCTGCCGATATACCACCGGTACGGAACCTCAGCGAAACCTACAATATTGCGTTTGCCATCTTTCTCTATTATAATGTACTCCCGTGTATCTCTTGGTTTGTTACATTTGGTGGAATACACTTTGCAGCCTTCAGCCTTTAGTTGTTCGGCTACTGACATGAGTACATTATGATTGTTCTCTTTGCGCTTCCGATAAGCAGTTAAATAATCCATGTTGTTTATTTTTTATTGGGGGTTATCAAACGGCAATATCTCTTATCAAGATATTTATTGCCTTCTTCCATTATCTGGCCGACTACAATTACTATTTCGGTCTTATTACCCGAAGCATCATATTCTTGAATGGAATATGCTCTTGTACATATATATTTATTCATAACTAATTTTGCTCGGTTAACTGTTGCAGTGAAAATTCGTTCGTCCAAAATTCCTCGTTTGTGTGTTTGCCATATGCCTTGTATCTGGCATTTCCGTCACGATGTATCTCAAGTACGTAAAAATCCAGGCTGTTTTCGGGTGGAGTTAGTTCGTCCAGTTCATCCTCGTCTATTTCTACAAATGCCCAGTCCTTGTCTGTCAGTAACTCTTCTATGTCAGGTTCCCCGTCATCTCCAGGCTGGTAGAAATTCACCGAAGTGTTATAAAACCTCATAGCCTGAAAAGTATAGTCGTCTGTGAAGGGTTTGACGGCCTCAAACCTTTTTACCTGCTGTTGCTTCCATTTTTCTGACAGATGAATAAGTGCGAACTCGCAGCAATCCCACTCGCTGTTTGTATTTGCCTTGATTAGAATATGTTCTGTTGGTTTATCTGATATCTTCATTATATTGATTTTATTATGTTAATATTCCCATCCTTTACGTACCTTATTGGCGTTTGGTAATGTGGAACACCGTATCCATTTATTTCGGCCTTTCTTGACACTTCTTCTGTATTTTATAGTAGAACGTCTGTCTTTTTTCTCGAAATAGCCTTCAAGTTGCTCTAAATTTTTCTTATAGCTCATTTCTGATTTGATTATTTTTTGACTATTTGCATGCTATAATTTTCGTCAAACACTTTTCTGATGGCGGCTGAAACGCCATCAGTCAATTTGTTCTTTAGGGCATCATCTATTTTCCGGGCAATCAGTGAGTCAATCAGTTGTTTTATACCTTCGTCTTTGTAGGTGTTACTTAAAAAACGAGGTATTTCTTTCCTCACCTCTTCCCGGATAATTTCGATAATGTCTTCCCGGGTGATTTTTAACTCGTTTTTGATGAAGTTTTTAATTGCCACATAAGTTTCTCTATCCATTTTTGTTTCTTTCTTATCAGTTTGAAATACTTATGTAATTAATAAATTCTTATTTTATGTGCCGGAATATCCTCGGCAAGATCCAGAAGACCTTCCAATGGATAGACTGTTTCATTGCCACTGGGAGATTTAATCTCAAAATCAGTAGTTGAATTATACTTCTTTGTCAATGTAACCTCCTCGTTGATATACAGATTGCGCAAAATATTTAGTACTATTTCCGGTTCTTTGCATTCAATATTTAATCTCATGTATTTCCTTTCTTTTTGTCTTGTTGCTGCGTATCATTTTCGCATATATCTCAGGTAACCTCCTATATTTTCTCAGAGATTGACCGGAAGACCAGGGGTTTATATATACTTCTTTTATTATGCAGGATTTCAACTTGCCTCTGATGTCAAACAATATCCAGTCACCAGAGGTAAGAACTCCTTCGTCCATACAATATGCTTGACCGCCTTTCTTTATATACCTTATTATAAAATCGTCAATTGATGTATAAGCATATAAAATCATATTCTTTTCATTTTAATCGTTTCCATACTCACGGATATTTTCCTCAAAATCACACTCGCAAATAATTTGGTTTCTATCCACATCGGACGTAAAATCGTTCCATGAATAACCGTAGCTTCTCAATAGTTCCAGTTGTTCTTCATGGTCAAACTCTGTAACATCTATTTCGCCTGTATGCCAGTAGCGACGATTTGTGATAAACTCTTTTACCTCGATTACCTTATTTGCAAGGTGGAGTAGTTTTTCAGGGTATCCACAGAGGATGTCATATATCAGGCTCTCAGGAGTTTCGGCATCCGGCATCAGTCTTTCATAACAATCATTCACCTGGCAATACCAGAATTTCGTGTCAGAAAGCGGTAAACAAAACTGGAGAGTGTCAGGGTCGGTGTATTGAATATTGGGGTTTAAAAGATGTTCAATCATTTACTTTGGGGATAGGTATTAAGATGTTCTTTTTCTTTTTCAAGTCTCTTTCTGACATGCACCAAAAGCGTATTGAGGCATTCCACCGGAGCAGATACATTGTTAAAACCATTCAGATCACCCAGCGTATCGGAAGAAAAACTTCTTTTGGTTTCTCCCGTATCGTAGTACAATTGATTATCGTGACATGTGAATGTTATTCCAGTTAGAACCTGCTCGCTGTTTTTTCCGAAAACCGGACATTCACTGCGTAATCCAAAGACAGACAGACGTTCAAAATCCCATGTAATATCAGGAGTTTGCCTGGCCAACTCGTCAAGTATCGGGCGCAAGTATTCTTTAGTCCATGAAGGATAGTTGAGGGAGTATCGTTTGTCTTCCAGACTTTTAATACGTTTCGTATGCCAACTTATCTTACGGTTGCTGGCAGCTATCTTTTCATCAATGGCAGCACGTTCTTCCTTAACCTTTGTGGATTTCTCGGTGAACTCTGCTTTTCTTAGGGCGACTATATCAGTCGTCGGATTATTGTTGTTTATAGTTTCTTCCATTGCATCATTATGTTATTTTTCAAAGGATTAAAATGGCATGATTACCAACTGGGGTATGTCTTTATTCATTTGATATGGTGCCTCTTATGAGGATGCTCATCTTGTGTTCACAGAGATGAGCATCGTTTGTAGAGACAGCAACTAAATATATTGGTCCATCGCACCATGCCTACCAAGCATGAGAAAGGAGAAAGGATGTGACTGACAATAGGGGCATAGCTTTATGAATTTGATACATGGTCTTCTGTCTGAAGAGGTAATTTCCCGTTAGTGAGAGATCCTCTTCAGTTGAAGAAGACGATTTGAATGTTATTGACCCGTCACACCGTGCCTATCAGACAGTGAAATGATTTACTTGCTCTTACGCCATTCTTCCATCTTTTCTCTGATATCGATGTTGTTATCATCCAGCATCTTTTTCAGGACTCCAAGCAAACGCCATCCTTCATTTTTATATTTGCACGCCTTTGCCGACATAAAAGCAAGTGACTGGGATTTATCTAAACACATTCCGGAATCATCAAAGGCAACACAGTTATGAAACCGGATAAGGTTTTGCATAGTAAAAAATGCCCCGGCTCCCTTGTAGGCGTTTATCCAGGCTCTACTCTGGGGAGTATCGTGTGCCATTTTGATGCGGATGCCATTAAACTTCTTTGTGGCATTGTAAAGCTGGGTGGCGTTCTTTGCCCGCTTGATAATTATTATTGCCATTTCGAGGGGAGCATACAGTTTGTGATGTAAGTCCGCCACGAATATATCACGGCTACCTATACGTTTATAAGGAATTCCCTTGCATTTTCTTGTTTTCAGAGCATCCACGCGCTTTTTCAATTCCATCAGGTAGTCTGTAGCCATTTTCACGACCACATCGACGTTGAACCAACGGTTACGGTCAGCGAAGTTTTCCTGGTCTCTGCCTGACATTTTCATCTGTGCGTTCAACTCGTCCATCAACATTTTCCACTGATATTCGTAACCCAGATCGTGAATCATTTGTGTTACCCCTACCGGTTCATGCGAGCGGTATGGCATGTAAGTCATCATATGAAACATCTGAGCCATCACCCAGCGACGGAACAGGCGGCTGTTGGGAACTGTGCCCTGAGTGATGATAAAGTCAAAAATCGGGTCATTGTCCTTCAAAATGGTAAGCATTCCATTTCTGTCTGAGGCGACATGCTCCTTGCCGTCGGCACCACGCATAGCAAACAGGTTACTTACATCCACACCGGCCTTGCGAAGTGCCTCAATACGGGCTTCTCCGGTTTTAGGTAACTTGACCGCCGCAGCCTTTTTTTCGACGACTGCCGGAAAAATAACTCTCAGACCCGAATCCTGGCCTATGACTGTTGCCACGGTCGTAAATTCGTTCTTCGCAATAGCGAACTCCGTGCCGCACTTTGGGCACAATACTTGTGTTTCTTTTTTCTTGTTACGCATTGTTCTTTAATTTATTAAATGATTAATTGCTGGTAGATTTGCTGTTAGATTCCATCCAGTTTCTAAGTATCACCAAATCTTTATCAACTTTACTTTGCCAAAACCAGTTACCCATTGTCTCAACGTTCCATTTGAGTCCGCCCAATATCCGGCAGAGGATATATAGTTCCAGTTCGATTTGTGCTTTGTCCCGGCGTTCACCGTATAGCATAGCGTCATCACTCAGGTTCTTTTCGGAGAATGCCTTGAAATACAGCCGAGATTTGCTCTCGCTACGTTGTGAAGGAACCGAATGCTTGTAGTACAGATAGAGTTCTTCCACATTTGAGAAAAAAACATCTTCGCTGCAATCAGGTACGCCTAATTCGCCTTCGTACTTACCATTTTCTATGATAAATTTGCCGTTCAGTTTTAGGCTTCGGGATTGAAAATCAACCTTGAAATTTGCACCATCCTCAACGGCTTGTATGGCATTTTGATAAATATTACTATTGTCCATTTTTTTATTTTTTTATTTTGCACTCAAATCTCTGACGCATCACTTTAATGTTTTGATAAATCCAGTATGTAATGATCATACCCTGGTAATCAACCAGGGTAAGATCATAATGATATACTGTATATTGAATGCGATTCCTTGTGCAATACTTGGTTGCGTTACCATTCTCTTTTCAGTCTCAATCAAGAAGGCACATTGCTTTACTTGTTTGATATGTCCTGCGTGTGTGCTGGCCTAAAGGTCACCTCCTGCAATAGCTGGAGGTGACGTGGTGGCCGCAAATTAAAGGCTGGACGATTGAAATCTTGACCTTGACTTTTTTTACTTTGTGCTAAGTTTCATGTTTCTTAAAATATTACTGTCTCATTCAGGAAGGCACATACCTTTACTTGTTTGATATGTGCAGCCAAGACTACTGGCGGGCCACGCCAATAAGACATCTAATTGGATGTCATTGGAGTCGGCCCCCAGTAATTAAGGGGCTGCATCATTGAAGTCCTGACCTTGACTTTTTACTTTGTGCTAAGTATTCGTGATTCTCAAAATATCTGGCACATTTCTTTATACGTTTGATGTCTGCCGAGGCTGCAAGCCAGAGAGGCGCCGTCGTATAACGGTCGGGATACGACGGCGCCTTATGGGATGTTATGTGCGGCATACTAAATATTATTCCCTTGAACCACGCTTCTGTGCTAAATACTAAGAAGAAAGGAAGTTCTCATAACAATGACACGTTGCTTTATGAATTTGATATGTTCCGCGTATTCCAGCTCCGTAAGGAGTCTGAAGGCGGTGGATTAACGGCCTTCAAGACTCTGCATGAGCTGGATTCCGCACGCGGAATATTGAATTGCTGTTCCTTGAACTTCATTTTTTTACTGACATGTTCCAGTATGGAAAAGATGTCAGGCAAGCGACACATAACTATACTTGTTTGATGTTTCTCAGGAATGAACCAGAACAGAACTGAGATTCACCGGTTGTTAGACCGGTGAATCTCGTATCGTTCTGGTATATAATGCCTGAGCGACTATTTTTTTGCCCTTCATCTATTCCGCCGTGTGTTCGGCATTGTTTTACAGCGATGCTACCAATGTGTTGTACACAGCCCTTCTTGTTAACATTGCGTTCTGCATACAACCAATTGTAAGGTAATTGGGAATATTATTGTCAGTCTTGTTCCGATTGGCTTTCACATTGCGCCCTTGCCCTCGAACTATACAACCGTCTTGCTTCGTTTTGACATATCCCAAGCCGCCTACCTTACGCTTTCCAGTCTCAACCGCCCTCAAACAATCCATCACGAACTTGTTTAACTCATGGATGTCTCTTCTTACGTTGCATACCGTAAGGACCGATGTTGCCCAGCTAAACTCCCCGTTGCCTTTGTAGAGGTAGCGGTTCACAGCATTAATGGCTTTTGCCAGCGTTATTCCTGGCTTGCGGATTGTTCGTGCTTCAATTTCTTTCTGGAATGTCTTGATATGACTGGATGACAACGAGATCATGCTTCCTTTTACACTAAATCCCAGAAATTTAAACCATTTTTCCGCTGCTAAATATTCAACTTTCTTCGGATTCAATTTCATGGATTTCTCGTCAAGTCGCGCCTGGAGTAACTCCATTGCTTTTTCGTAGTCAGCACCGATAAAGAGCATGTCATCCGAATAGCGGACATAGTAACCGGACATCTGAGATAACTCTTCGTCAATGTCATGCAGCATAACATCCGACAACCAGCTTGCCACTGCACATCCTTGTTTCAGGGATTGGAACTGACTTTGGAGTTCGTTGTTCTCATCGAAGTACCACTCACTATGATAGTATTTTCTCAACACGTCAATCAGGGAGGAATGACCGTGCTTTTTTTCCACTTTGTCAAACGCTTCGTCTATATATCTAAGCGGAACAGAGTCAAAATACTTGCTAAGGTCTGATTTCCATCCTAAGAAGTCATTCTTTGCGGCGTCCACTATTTTTTCGCTGACTTCTATTACTACCTTACCGCAACCAATCCCGGTTTGATACGACTTGCAGGACTTATGGGTCATTTCCGGCATCAGGTCAAAAAGCAAATTGTTTGCAATAGTCAGTATTATTCTGTCCATAGGCTCATTGATATAAACCGTTCTGTACTCGCCACCACCCTTTGGTATCAGTGCTATATGCGGTGGCGAAATTTCAAACTTCCCCTTCAACATGGCATCCGCAATTGCTATTCGGGTGTTCTCATCGGTCAACAATATAAGCTGATCTTTCCGGATATCTTTGAACACGCCCTTTTCGATTGCATCCTTCCATCGGTCTAACTCGAAAAACATTTGCAAAATCTTATCAATCTTGTCTGTCATAATTCGTAGTATTTACAATTCTAATATCCGTTCAAAGTTATTTATCTCTGTTATGATGAAATCCTCAACGCCAAAAGCTGCCAGCGATTTGAGCCCGTTCAAGGATTGGCAGTAGAAAAACATGTCGTCATCCTCGTCGGTATCTCCCGAAAGTTGGATTTTTACATCTTGGCTACCGTCCGTGTCCTTCCACACAATTTGACAGTTCGCATAATGAGGTTCCTTGCCGTTCATCTTGACAAACTCATCAAATTTCTTCTGGATTTCAGCCTGTATTTTATCCGTGTCGGATAAGATAGTTCCCGTCTTGCAATTCTCGCACCAACCGTACAGGAATGATTCGTCGGTGTAATTCTTGAAGGCTTTGTTGTTGGGGTTAATCATGGCTTCACAGGAAACATCCGTGCAGCCACATTTTGTGCATATTATATTCATATTCTTCTTTATGGTTGTTCGACATCAATTTTAGATAGGATTTCAAGAACTATTATTTTTGCTTGTGAGATACCATCTCTATAGCCTTTCGGATACCCTTCCCGATTACATAAATAAGCGTGTGAGGCATTTGCCCATTCGCTGATTTCTTTGATTGCGTCTTCCTGTGTCATATTCGTATATCATTTGAAGTAATAATGTTGTGCCAGGAATAGATTAGTTTCTGTGTCCCATGAGAAGTGCTGGCGTACTCTCTCTTTGGACATTTTGAGCCATTTCTCACCGGATAGGTATTTGACTGATTTGATACCCTTGTTTTGATCGAAGTGCTGGAGGGCTTCTTTGAAACCAGACTCGTCACAGATTACTGCATTCGTTACATGCTGGAATGTTATTCTGAAAAGCCACATTCCGGCTGTTTGTTCTATAATGATTTTATCCATGATTCTTGCCACCATTTAGACAGGCTGAGTTACTTGAGATATTTTTATAGATGGAAGCGTTTCCATCTTTCAAGTTCGTATAGAGAGCATTTTTAGTCTCAAAGATTCCACTATCAGCATCGTACACTTCGACTGTAGGTGTTGTTGCGGTACTTTCAAGCAATGACTCTGTATCACAAAGGTACTCATCAACGCTTCTTTCTATATTTTCGTTTCCGCTATCCAAGGAAAGCGGCTCCTCTTTTACCAGTTTGATAATCATTGCATCCGCTTCCTTCTTAGTATTGGCTTTTATTTCCACACCTACCCGTTGCCAAACATTGATATGTAAATCAACTTTGTATTCAAATTTTTCCATTATCGTTACTTGTTTCCTCTGTTATACATTCCGGAGATTTCCGGCTGATCTGTCCGTCTCTTCTCAGGTATTCAGGATAAGGACGGCAGACTTTATCCTTTTTGCATCCACATTTGCTACACCGCCAACGGTTTCTGCTGACTTCTTCCCATTTGTGGCGGGGCTTGGTTTTCTTTGTTGTTTCTTCCATTGTTTTTATGATTTTAAACCAATTGTTTCCATATACCATTCTCCTTATAAATTGCGCACTGTATATTTTCAACAGGCTTTTTATGTCCATGTAAAGACCATGTATAACTGACTCTGACAATTATTATATCCTCAGTTTGTTTCTCAATCTCATGGAATACATAGTTAGTTATTCCCTCTTCTCTTTTGTTCAGCACATCGTGAACCAAACGAGCCACATTCTTTGCATTTTCCATTGTTCTATTTATCTCTTTTCCAAGCATGTTTACGTTTAACGGTTCTAAGTTGATTGATGACATGCTGCAACATTTCACGTGTGTAAATGCGGTAACTAAAAACTGCGGAACATTCCCACACATTGCCATGAAAGTCCGCAAACTGTCTGTTTTCATCGAAATAGAACAGGCTTCCTTGTATTTCCAGTGTATAGTTATTCTTTCCCAGCCATGCGAAAAAGTCGAAGATATTTTCCTCACGGGAATAGAAAGTCAGATATTGATAGCAGTTACTTCTAAGTGACCGGAGATACTTTGCCAGTTCTCGTCTGTTACGGTTGTCATCATATTTGTTGCCGGTAGCAGAACTGAGAGTTGCAATAGGTTTCATGTGCTGACCATCCGTAAAAAAGTATGGAGTACGTTTCACTTCCCGGTTATACCACCTGAAATACTGATTATAAGGTTCTCCTTTAACAAGAGCCGGATGATAGTTCAGTTTACTGGTGTGTTCGTTGATAAGCTGTACCAGTTCTCCGGTAGTCAATCTGATGGAGCGTTCACCACAATAAAACCTTTCGTTTGCTGTAAAACAGAACAGATAAAGGTCGCCGTATATTTCTCCCCCTGCAAAGAAACTGTACCGTGTCATACGCAGTGGAGGAAGGCTATTTAATAACTCATTGTACCTTTCTTCCGTGATTTCCTGGAAAGGAGTAATAATGGACTCCCGATAGCGTTTATACAATACCTGCAATCTTTCGGGGGTAATGGCGATCAGATTGGGATTCTTATGTCTGATACGCAAAGTCTCCAATGTTTCCTCCTTGTTGTTATCGTTATGCACATTGTCGTGCATGATGGCTACAGTATAGCCACGATAGTAGCGTGAGTCTATGACATATCTCATACCATAGTTAATTAAAAAGTTTCTACATTCAGGAACCTTTTGGCTGCACGCACGGCATTATCGGTAAGTTTTCGCTGCCATGCCGTGTTTGTAGGGGACCAATTAAAACTAAACTCACGGTGTAGTCGGGTTCTTGTATCCTTGTCCGGTATTTCGTCAAAGAGTATCTGGAGACGATCTATTTCGTAGTTCCAGACAACTGTAACATTGCCAACACGAACCTCTTTGTTTTCCTGGTTTGCTTTTGCTTCTTCACGTCCACGGACATTGCGGGCAACTTCCGGGAATTTAAAGAGCTTGTTACGTTCAGTTACAATAGGTTTCTTTACTTTAGCGTTCCATTCACGGATATACGCTATGGCTTTATCCACAATCTCCACATTGCCATTATTGGCGTGAGTTCCTATTCTATTAACCAGATTGCTGACAAACAACGCTTTATTCCCAAAGTCTTTCCCCGTGTTGATGTCATGTATGATTGTTGCACTCCGATCTATTCCCCGGCGTACTGATTCCCATTCTTCATTTATTTTTTCAGCTTCCGGCTTATTTCTTTCAATAAGTTCCTTTATGGCTTTGATAGCCCGTTCACGCCACTCCCGGAATTCCTTATATCTATTATCACTAGAAGTATTGGCTTTTTCGCTGCGGCGGGTATTGAAACCTGATGGTCCTGTAATAAATGCACTGAGGCATCGCCCTTGCGCTGAAAGCCATGCAGAAAAATATTTTTTATAATTCTGAATATATTTCTCTTTTTGCTCTTCAGGCATCTTTGAGAGATCTTCATGTAATTCTTTCTCGTAGTCTGCGATGGTGCTTTGCCCACGCTCTTCCGGGCTTTGGGAGATTCCACGATATGAATCATAAGCAAGGCTCCAGTACTGGTCCAAATATGCTGGGTGACTAAATTCTACTGCTTCCCACTGGGAATAGTCCTTTTTGAATATGGGAATTGCATCGCTTTCCTCTCCAATGGTATGCTCGTAGTTACAGTATCCAAACTTTTTGCCCCGGTAATTAAACTGAAGCGGTTCACTTTGCGGGTTATCTACGCGGCGCACCATTGTGACACGGTGCGCAATTCTTTCTGTTAATTCCATGTTGTATGTTTTTTATTGATGTTTTAAATTATATGGAGACATGTATCCAAATATATTTTGCCAATGTGACGAGGGCGGCAAAACAGTATAAGAAATAAGAGACTTGTATTAATATCCTGAGAACCATATTCAACGGGAAATATACCTTGCGGCAATATACCAGTTGGAATTTATTGCCCGGCATACCATACCTTAAAGTTCTTGAACAGCGTTTATAAACTCTATTATTGACAATATCCAGTATGACAATAGCAGACCAGATATAAGTGAAAATTAGAAATGGATTCATTTTACTTTATTGAAATTTAATTATTATTCTATGCAGCTTCATACTCCGGCAGGTAATTGATATGAAGTGTCTTACATATATCCTGGGCAGATTCTCCACCAGAATAATCTTCGCCGAATATGTTGAGTGCGCCATAGTATTGTAAGATATCATATATTCGTTCTATAACTGAGCGTTCTAGCCATTCTTTCCAGGTTGCCCCAACATGGGAGCAGAAAGATAGCAGGTCGTTCCTTGCCCAGTCGGTAAGGAACATTTGTTTCAGATCCCGTTCATCTTTCCAACCATAGGAGAATCTTGTCGGATCATTGGGATTGCGATAGAGACATTGCCAGCTTTTTTCTTCCGGCACGTATCTGACCAATAAACCATACTCAAATAAACTCACTATTATATTGGCATCGGTTCCATGCCATTTCTTGTTGTTCTTTATCTTTGCCATAATTTATCTGATGATTGCTTTATAAAGAATAGGAATTACCTACAATTAAGTAGTGGGTAATTCCTATTCTTTTTTTGATTATTTTTGTTTTTATATTCCATGCGCTTTACACGTTTACTGGCTGACTCGTATTGCTTAATATTGATTTCTCTGTGTCAATGCCCTCATGTAGCCTGTTCTTTTTCTGGCTCTTGGTTTCAGGGAAAAGAATGAAGTTCTGGCGGTGACGGGTGGAACTGGATTTTGTTTGTTTCTTTTTCGATTTTGTTTTCTGTCTGTTATTACATACCTTTTGGAACTTAGGGGGCTCTATACCAAACGCACCCATGTATTCGTGGTACATCATTATGAATTCTTCTCTTTCAAAGCCTGGAAAGTTTGTTTGATAGACATCCCAAGCATCATTAGCGGTATAGTCAGGATGTGTCATCATAATATCGAAAAGCATTTGTTCCATATCATCACCATCACCTAAATAATTTCCGGGGAGCGTCTCTGCTTCGTGATGATATATTTCCGTGCAATATTCGATGATGAATTGTACATATTCAAGGCAATTCTTCAAGTCATTCTTTATAGTAAACTCTCGGTCTGTATGCGGTTCGTAGTAGCCACAACTCAGATTGATACAACTGATTTCAAGACCATTTCCACGTAAAGCCTGAATATCTGTCATCAATCCATCTGTCGGTTTGTAGCCGAACTGCTCGGGTTGTATTTCAGATAGGAATTGTTCACTGCAAAGGCTTTCCCACGAGATTTGTGTAATAACGTCAGAATATCCACGTCGATCAGGTTGTATCACAAAGCGGCAATTGCTAAAGAAGTTGAGGTTGGCAGCACTACTACCGACGCAACCTACTTCTTCGCCTACAAAAAAGGCGATTTTCAATGCCTCATACTTCATCAGACACTGTAAAGCAACCCATATTCCGTTCTTATCGTCTGCTCCCAAACCTTCCTGACGACGATTGGATGGTGAATATCCGAAGATAATATCTTCTGTTTCAATGGCATGGAAGTCCTTGCTATGAAGTCTCTGCACTTGATCGAGGTGAGCAACGATGCACGGATAAGTCTCTGCTTGTCCTTTGGTAATGTAGAGGTTGCCGATTTTGTCACCTGTAATCTTTACGTTGGTGATATTTTCGAATATGTAACTTTTGATAAAATTGCGAATATGTTTTTCTTTACCGCTGAGGGCATGTATCTCATAAAGTTTTTTGAGTAATTCCATTTTATTGATTTTATATGTTATTAATTAGGCGGCTTCTCCAACAACTATGGGGACTAAGCGCATTCCAAAAGGCAAGTGAGTATCTTCATCAATCTCATCGTAGGCAATACCATCGAATATATAAAATTCGCCTTCTTCGACTTTTTCATCAAGTGTTTCCTGACTGATTGTAGATTTTTCGTAGCGTTTGAAGTTACATGACCACTGCTGGTATTCAACGACGTCATCCTCATCTTCAAAGTATTCTTCATCATATTCTGAATAAGTCCAGTTATCTTCTTTGTAAGACTGCTCTGCTTTTTCAAGGCAAGATGAACAACAATAGTATTCTTCAGTAATATCCGAGTAACACCCTTCGTCTGAAAGGAAATCATCTTCGCATTCCTCACACCTATCTACATCGTCTTGGTGGTGGTATTCTTCTTTATCTTCCAAATAGACAAAATCACTTAAATTATCACTGTCACAATAATATTCATGTCCATGTTTATACACAAGGGTGACATCACTGCAACGATAATCGTGATAATCGTCGTATTCTTCTTCGTAATCGTCGTCACCTTCTATATGTCCATCTGTCGTGGCAAGGTCAATATCCCCTTTTCCGAAGTTGGTGGCTATCCGTGTGTATTCATCGTAGTCTTTAAAACTATCCTGATAGGAAAGCGTATCCCCATAGTCAAGGTCGCACTTGATGGAGAACTCGTGACTGCTGAGCGAGTTCCCGTCATTGTCCACAAAGGCACGGGAATCCCCGCATCCAGCACCTACCTTTTTATATCCGTCAATATGTCCTTCTCTAATAAGGGCATCTACAAGGGCACGCTTTAAAACGTCATCCTCGTTTTTAGAATATTGACGCTCTGCCAATCGCCACATTTTGCCGTTCTGGTCTTTCACTTCATTGTATATAATACACCGGGCAATGATTTTTCCATTCTCGTCTTCCAGATAGGCGGCACTGGCTTCTACGGCATCTTCATAGAAAGTGTGGTAGTCATCATCCACCATACAACTGTGAAAATCTCCTACGCAAATAGTAGAATCATAAATGCGTCTGAAATTCTTATTAACGAAGAGCTTGTTTTGCGGTACACACCCCATTGTATGAATTTGCCAGTCTTGTGCTATCTCTTCACACAGGTATGTCAGTACTTGTTCAGGCAGTGTCTTTCCAAATGCAGTTTCAAGAACTATTTTGCGGAAGAACTTGCCGATTTTCATTTTAAAGACACGCCCGTTTTCGGCATTCACATAGCGTATGGAGTGGAAGTCACCGTCTTCACACAGTCCGTTGCTATCGTCTGTGTAATAGAGTGCGCTACGATAAATATTATTTTTGATGTTCACTATATAGGGCAGACCGATATCATGTTCCCCTGAGCTTTTTATTTCAGCAATCATCGTCTGTTTGAGTCCTGCCATATCCGATATGTGGAGCAGATGATAGTCATTTGTTATATTTGCATCATGCAGCAGTTGACGATTCTTGATGTAAGAAAGCAGAATTTTATTCTTACGACTTTTTACTCCATTTCCATGATGTTGTATTCCAAACAACCCCTGGAATCCTTCGAAATTGTGAAAGTTATGATATAACATGGTATTGTTTTTTTGATTTTCAGGTTGATATAAAAAAGCCGGAATTCTGGCAGAACCCCGGCGAAATAAGGTGAGATATAAGGTGTTAAACTGGCTGATAAACTCTGTTCATCCAGTCAGGAAAGCCTTCCTTGAAGCATTTTTCAGGTGAGTGATAGATTTTACACCAATGCTTTTTACGGGATGACTTTTCAATCACTTTCATTTGGACTTGCGACTTTGGGGAGGCTGGCACATGCCATTTCCCACCAGAAAAGGTTGCTATGTATTCCCTTAACAGTTCGTTGTTCTTATAACAGCAGACAAAAACAGCCGGATGTTCGCCGAGTTTTCTGGCATCGACAAGTTCGCTAAGTGTACCTTTGGCTGCCTTGAAGTTTACAAAGCAGCCCAGACTCATGGCACGGTCTGTACTGAATATTTCTACCATATATGTATTATGATTTTGTTTTAGTGTTTATGTGGGGTATAGCCTCCAATAATAATTATTCTCTTGTATTCTGGATTTATAAGTTCAAAACTTAATCCATTCCCAATACGTTTTATGCCGCACAGTTTAAGTATTCGGTCCATACGTTCGATGGGAACCACTCTTTTGTATGAATGATTTGTCACAATATCAACAACCCTACAACCACAACCTTGTAGGCTTTCAAAGCCCATTTCGTACATAAACAGTACTTCTTTCATTTTTTTTCTCATTGTAAATATTTTTATAGAATTTATTTTTAGGCGATTTTGAAACTACCGTGTATTCCTTTTACCTCATCTATTCTTGTCCTGTCAGGATAACAGCGGGGCACAGAGCACACAGTTAAGTGTGATTTAAGCGGTCCTACCGCACTGTGCTCATCCGTGTTATGTCGGGGGTGGGAACGGCATCTCACGATGCAAAGAAGTAAGTTGAATAAAAAAATTGTAGTGTGAGTGTCCGGGAATCGAACCCGATTTCAGCCAAGACCTGAGACACCCATGAAGTTAATCTGCACACATTTGCCTGTCCACTTCATTCCAATAAGCCACATCACTGGCATAGATGCGGCAAATTTCTTCGTCCGTAATACCTTCATATTCCAGAGTGATTTGCTCAAATGCACCTTGCGGTATAAGGGTTACATCAGTAATAATCGGGGCACTGATATTTGACTGGGAATGTCGTGCCGTACCGCATAGCAATAGCAATGAAACGGTAGCACATAGTAATATTTTTACTTTCACGGGTTATTTCGTTTTAGGGCATACCATTGGCATACAATGATATGCGAGGTTATTAAAATAGAAAAGCCCGCAATGTTGGTATATCACCATACAATGCGGGCAGATAGCGTAACTGGACAGACTTTGATTAAGCTGCTTTCTTTTTCTCAGTTGGGGTGATTTTTTTGTCGGGTTGTTCTGTGACAGGTTGTGCAACAGCAGGTTTCTCTGCTACGGGTTGTGAAACCGGTGCAGTTACCGGAGTTTCTTTTTTGTCTTCTGCTTTTTCGTCTTTAGGCAGTGCCACACGGAAACCAAGTGCATCAAAGGACGCTTTTGCGGCAGCGTGGATAGCCTTTTTGTAGTCACGGTCAGTTCTTTCAAAGTCCTTTTTTGTTGGCACTAATCCGATACGTGACCAGACAGACGTTTCAAGCGGGAAACGCTTTGTATCGCCATTGGATGCACGGAATATTATTTCCGATGGAATAGAGGCACGGAATTTTGACCGGATACCATCATTGCTTTCTCGCAATTTCAGTTCCTCTTTTTTCACTGCCCAAAAGGTGATTAACACATTTTTCCACACCCGAAAAATTTCATTTTGTGACTTGTCAACGGGTTCACATTCTTCACCTAAAAATTGTTGAGCAGTTTTTTTACCGTCTTGACCTGTGTACACTAAAAGAACACCTTTTGCACTGTTTTCTAATTCCTTGAAATCTTCTGCATTTAATTTACTTGTTGTCATAATCGTAATTATTATTTGGATTAATAAATGTTTACTATGCAATTGTGCATATTGCGGGCACTTCCGGAATCGAACCGGAACTCTCACACTGCTGTAAGACGTGATGACCTTACCACGTGCCCAAAAATTTGCCTGCATATTTCACCTTATGCACGCAAATTTTAATAACTTTGCATTTGTACAACAACGTGCCAAATAGCCGACTTCACGGATAAGCATACTTCCTGCACCTCGCAAGATTGCGAATAGAGGCTTCTGCGTATCTAAGTAGGCACTCGAATTACTCCAATTTCGTTCGGGTACATCCTTGGCACGTCCCGCACCTTTTCCAGTGCGGCAGTTAACGGTAAGGCGGGTGGCGGCTGGTGATTATGGGCATGGCATTGGCATAACTCTTTTCTCAAGCTCCGTGCAGGGTGTTTTTCCTGCATAGTGTATTTTAGTCCTGGCGCAACTGGGCGCACTTATGGCATTATTTTTACACTTCCTTATTGTTTCAGTGCTATTCGGGGTACTCCCAATAAAACGTACCTCTGGCACTCGGCTCAGTACACGTACATAGCCGTTTCCAACTTATTCCGCTTTGGTAGGCGGTCGGGCGGGGTGTGGTTATTTGACACCTTCTTTAATCGTTCCTTTTAACGAACCTTACAAGTGCGATTTTTACGTAGGGCACTCTCACGTTTTTGTTTCTCTCTTTTTTGAGGCTTAAACTTTCTGTTTTGTAATTTCTATTTTTAAATTGACTATATATATTTTTGTTGTTTGTTCTCTGTATATGTTTGGCTCTTTTTTGCCGTTTGAGAACAAGACTATTATAACTAACATTTTTCAATCAAACAAATTATTTCATAGTTTTTTTTCATAGTTTTGATTTTTCAGACTTTAAAACAATATTGTACACCCACGCGCGAGGAGTGATTTTAAATAGTTGAATATCAAATACTTATAAATGATAATATTTTATGAAAAAAAATTTTGTTTTCTCAAAAGAAAAAATAGACCAGGTTGTATATGCTTATAAATTAATAGTTTGTATTTGAATTGCATTATATTGCTTAATATCAATTAGTTATATTGTATTTGATATGTGGTTTATAAACTGAATTAAAGATAAAATAAAGAAATAGGTTTCAATTTTTATGTTTTTTATTTGATTAGAGAAATGAAAGGTTCACTTTTGTGAGAAGTGAACCTTTTAAATGATTGATATTCAGAGGTGTGATAATTTAAAAAGAACGGGGAGGGTCGCGCGCGCGGTGCGAATGCCATATATTTCCGGAGGGGGAAATTTCAAGTTTCATTTTGATATTAATTCGAATTGGCATACACTTATATATATGGTAAGAGACAGAATATCTGCTTTTTTTAGTTTAGAAGGGTTTAAGTGGAAGATATATAGTGTTTTGGCAAAAATATACCATAGCCCGGTACTCTAAAATGCATACTTTCGCCTATATATATTGCATTGAAATTTTCCGATCTCAATATGGAGGATAGGCTGTGGTAATTTTCTGCTTTATTTATACTTAATACTGATGATATATGATGATACGGATTCTTACTACTTATATATTTTCAATGCTCTGTTTCAGTTTTAGAATATATATATAACGATTATATATAATTCTGCATTGTAGCCGTTTATGTACTTTTTTGTCATGTTTTTATCTTTAATAGCATAATGTGTAATAAATGTAATTTTTGAGTTTGATTTGTTTGTAAATACTGTATATTTGTGCACCTATTAAATCCATGTATAAAGTAATAATGTGTTTTTTAAAATGAAAAGTAGTCAGCACGTCCATTCTTTCCTTAGCTCCGTGCGGGGAAATGGAGAAACCGATGAATTGGCAATTATCCAGTATTGTGCGGGATTTGGGATTAAGGCCGAATTCTTCAATACAGAGAAAGAGCCTCTCAAAATTACTTTTGAACAATTTAAAGCTTGGTTTAGCTGCGATTTTCCTCAAAAGAATGATGTCATAACTCTTAATGATACCGGTGTAGTTGGTATCGTCGAGAAGGTGGACTATAATAGTTTTTTTATAGGTGTGTCATTAACTCCTTCAGGAGAACTGGATACTACCTCTATGGAGTTCACAGAGCCTCATAACGCAGCTTTTAGGAGCGCAACGGAGGAAGAGATGGTTCGAATGCAAATAAGGCTGTATGAGGCCAGATTATCCTGGAATAAGAAATTTGGTAAGCTGGCAGACAGGTTTATGCCGATTAACAATTCATTGATTCGAATAAGCCTGCTTACTAAAAGGGTTGGAATAGGTGTTTTTAAAGAGATTGATGCTGATGGAAATATTATCATGTATTGCATAAAGATGGAGGATGAGCCCTTGCGATATTCATTGTGCGAGAATATCGGGAAAGCAATCGGCTTTCAGATAGACATGATTAATAATGCCGAGCGACAGATATTGAAACAAGAATTTGCAAAAGTTGGAAAGACTTGGAACGGACATGAAAAAAGAGTAGAGCCGATTGACTTCAGGGTAGCACCGGGAAAGGGATATTACTATATTGACAATTATCTGGAGATAATCAAGACCAATGATAACCGTAAGCCTAAAGATTTAAAACGGTTTTGCTGCGGCAATTACTATATTAGCCGTGAAGAAGCAGAAGAGATTTTGCAACAGACAATCTCCACAAGAAAAATGCAGTTGTTAAGACCCGGGACTGGGGCGAGCGTCACTGTTCCTTCGAAGAGGGGGAGAAAGAAAGCGTCAGAGAATATTTTATAGTTTATTTAATAGGTATTGTTATCTTCTACCTTGATAAAAAGATGTATAAATAGATTAAGAGTATAAGAATAGAAATACTATTATTACTAATATTACTAAGTAAGCCTCTTTAGAGGCTTACTTAATAAGGATGTTCTTTTTGGTACTTTTTCTTACAAAGAAAAAGTACATATATATTATACTCTTATATTATAAACTACTTATATTACTATATAACGCTTTTTGTATAGTCGATTTTTATTAAAGTGCTATTAATCAATTATTTTTAGATCACTTCCAGTAACATCCTGAATTTTTTTCTTTCCTTTGATAAAAACAGCCTCACAAAAGGCTTTCAATTTAAAGATGTCATTCGTTAGAGAAAGGAAGCCTACCAGTTTACGATAGGCTTTCATATCAAGAGAATAGGCATACTTATTCCCAGCTTTATCTTTGCTTAATAAGCCCATTGAGATTAGTTTTTTGGTAACACGGTCAAATAGTCTTATCCCCAGGTTCATTCTCAGAAGCAGGAACTCTTTGCTCCAGGCTGTATTGTAGCCACTTTGTTTCATGTATTCCATATCAACCATGTGAAGAAGAAACACAATCTCTGCCGAGTCAAACAGACAACTTAGGTTCAGGTAAAAAGTTACTGATTTTTCAGGGAGTCTATTTCTTGTATTCATACTTTTGCTTTTATGAAGGAGATGAGCGGGAACGCCACCTCCTTCCAGTTTAAAAATCAGTCTTGCCTGTTCTTTCGTTTAAGTTTGTCGGCTTTGAGGAATGCCCCAATTATATCCTTGTTGCGAAGGAAGTACTGTACACCTTCAGTAGTGACATAAGTAACCGGTCTGAGCGTGATCTTCCGGGGACGGGTGTTATTCTCGTCCTGTTTGGGATACTTGATGCATAGTAGCCCCTTGTTAGAGTACTGGCGGGTAGGCATATTGTAACTGCCGCCTTTGCCCTTGCACAAAAAGCCGTATTCCCGTAAGAAACGGTAAAGGGTGTTCCTGCCGATGTTGCAGCCATTATCTGTCAGCATAAGGGACAAGGCACCTATGGAAATGCTTTCTCCATCTTCCAGAATGGCTTCGGCAAACTCTATCATGGGTTTGCTTTCGGCAATCTGATTTTTGAGTTGTTCGTTACTGCGGAACAACATGGCATATTCTTCGGAAGAAAGCGAGGTGGTTCCTTTTTTTAGTAGTTCTTTGATCTTCAAATTACACCAAATACCAAACCTCGGATTAAGCCAGCGGGCAAATTCAAGAGCCAGGTCTTCGTGCATCCAGGTTCCCTGACCTGCATCTCCGCCCTTTGTAACTGTCAGTAAATCAGCCGAAGTGCAAATGTGCACATCGGTCAGGGCTTGGATATAATCCTTTGCCTGCTTGGTTCTCAGCCAAAATGTAGGTCTTTTCTTATCTCCAAACACCGTAGCCATCTGAGAGGCATTAATTTTCATGCTACCGCTTTCAAGTTGGAAAGTAATCTCCGAACCTTGATACGTAAAAACTTCATTTGTCATAAATCGAATATTTTAAAGTGAATATCCAAACTTACAGTGCCAGGCACTGTCAATCAATTCATGTAGCTCCGTTGCGGATTCAGTCCTCTGTAATCGAATCGTTGACGTAGTAAAACGCTAGGCGACCAGCAATCATCGGTTTATACACTCTGTATCCGTTCTGTTTTGCATAAACCCCGACTGTGACACGGTTTGCTATTAGGGGGGTGTGCTCTTCCATGTGTTCTGCCATTTCTTCAAAAGTCATTCTTTTCTTGAATTTCATAATTTTTTATTTTTAATGAATACTGATTGAGTATATTTAAGAATAGGGAAAGTTGTATTAAGTTGGTTTATTTATTATAGCAAATAACCCTTTAAAAATGGTACTAAATTTGCAAAAAGGGCTATCTTTGTTCAACGGTATTATTCATAATGCCAATATGATAACAAGCATTGAATGCAATATCTTAACATAAAAGATTAAGAGTAAATGTATTTCATCTGTACAGAAAATCTTATTATTTATGAATGCAGAACAAAAAAAGATAATCGAAACACAAAGTAGATATATTCGTATATCTATTCCATTTAATGAAGAAGATTACACTTATTCGTCTGATAGCTTTGCAGGTAAACGGAAGAACCTCCCTTTGGTCACAGAAAACGAACGTTGGGAGATTACTATAGATTTAGATAAGCACATTCTGCAAGAATGGAAAAAAGAATATGGCGTTTGTCATGTTTATGCAAAAATAAAAGACGAAGGTATATATACCCTACTTGACAAGAATCAGAATATACTTTGTCGGTTAACAGGATATGTACCTAATGGAGTGGTTCCGCCAAAAGACGGTTACGGGGACTACATAAACTTTGAAATCGAAAATAACGGGGATGTATTGGGATGGTATGACACTTATGATTTTTCCGATTTCATAGAAAAGGGAGAAATAGTTACCTCTGAAGACGTGGCACAACCAATAACAGATGTCCAACATATCTGGGAGGTACTACATAATGTATTTGCTCCTTTATCCTGCAAAGTATTTCAGGTATTGAGAAATACGCTATACCCATATTTTGCTTATAGTGGAGAATTTGCCTACCTATCTAAAAGTAAAGAGTTAGATAACTCATTTTCTATAGATGTTGAACAGTTGACAAATGCGTCCGAAGCAACACTTGAAATGCAAGAGTACATTATCCAAACCAAATCACTTTGGCTCACCTTTGGAGTTAGTTCACCCAAACAAAGAAAATCCGGTCCTCAGAGATTTCAGATAGCTTTCCATTTGGAGTTTGAAGCTAATTTTTATTATATACCAATAATAGATAAAAAAATTCTCTATGGAATATTACCTACTGAATATGAAATAAATATGATTGTCCAAGCATTGAAAGAAGAAGCGATGAAAATGGTTGATAATAAAAAAAGTGGAATCATTGAATTTTGATATTCCGAATAATAGTAAAGAGCCAATTATATAATAACTTGAACATAAACACACAAAAGGATTAACCCTAGTCCGAGCGATTAGTGTATCTCATAGTGTTATTAACAGTTTAAATAATCCCCCTCAGCCTTATCAAATGAAAGATTGAGGGGGTGGCAGCGTGGTCTGCTGCTATGTTGAAGAGAGACAAATGTCTGTTGAAACGGAATAACCAGCTACTGAAATAGAATCAGAAAGGAGATTTTATCTATAAGTTCACGATTTGCGGGATCTTCCCATTCCTTTGCGACATTATAACTCAACGACTTCCGGAAGTTGGTGTTTTCAGCTTTAATGGAGTGATGTGACAACTTGCCTTCCGTTGGTTTTAGTCCTAAATTGTGTAGTTCACACAGACCGTTTTTGTGAAACACACAAAAACCGTTATCTGCTTTCAGGGGTTGCACCATCGGAATGATACGGTTGAGCCTTCCCAATACAAGTCCTACGCTCCAGCCGGTTACAGCCAATTTGCTGATGTATCCTGCTTCTATCAATCGCATGATGTCTTCCGGAGTACCCAAACAGGGAGTCCTGCATTGGTTTACGCAAGCCTGACACTTACACTCTATGGGTTTTCGTCCAGTGCGCCTAATTATTTTTTGGATTGTTGTTTCATTCATAATACAGTCGTTTTATTCTTCATCAGGATGCTTGGATTTCCAGAGATTAATAATAAATTCTCGTCCGTATGGTGTCCATCGTTTGACTGTTCCGAACGTATTTGTCTTATTGGTCAGCGGATTTGTCCATTCATATGGAAAATCCTTTTGCAAGGATGAATATTGGCCTAAAACTACCCAGCCTTTCGAGCTGTGCCTAACAATCTTGTTTTCCAAGAGAAATTGATTGAGCCTGCGGGTTGAGATTATCAGTTCGTTGGCAATAGCAGAGCTGATAAACGAACATCTGCTATCCACGAGGTCGTTGTAATATTCGACTTTGTGTTTATCACTTTCTATCTGTTCCTGTAGCTGGTTGATCAGTGCCAGAGCCTCTTCCATGTTTTGGGGTACGGGGTAAGTAACCGGAGCTTCTTTCCTGACTGGCTTTACGGGTGGTCGGGGGATAACCTGCGATAACTGCGGATCATCATCACCCATCAGGCTTCTGATGCAGAAATCGCACCAGGCGGCAAATTCAGGTGAAAGAAAATCAGCAAATGCCAAAGCCAGTTTTTCTATCATCCAGGTGCCGCCACTTTTCCCTCTTGAAGCTGCAACCTGCTGTTCAATATTTTCTGTTACTCCTTCTTCTACAAGTCCTTGTCGAAATTCTCCAGTACTATCAAAACGGAGCCATGCCGTTGGTGACTTGCCGAAAGGTTTTGCCATTCCGGTAGCATTAACCATCACCCTGTCCTGTACCATTTTGAACTGGACAGGGTGATAATCCTTGTATTTAAAGGTTACCACTTCTGTTTCTTCAGGAAGCATTTCAACCATTCTCTGTTGCGGTTCACCTAAAGGAAGAGCTTCTGCCCATTTTTCCATTTTCCGGCATAACTCCGCAATCGGGCGATTCTCCTTGCTGATAGGAACCAGAAGTTTATACAGGTCATTTACATGGATACCCCAGTATGCACGGCCATTTGTTTTGAATGCCATCTTCAATGCGGAAGGACATAATTTCATCGCTTCTCCATTTTCGATCATCGAGCTGCGTTTTAACGCTTCGCAAATATCATTGAGACAAATCCACTCAATCCCGTGTCTGTCACCCCGGATAACTTTTACTGTATGTTCTTCAAATTTAACGATGCTGCTACGTATTTCCTTATTCATTTTCTTTGTTGTTATTTGGTTTATTTTTCTTGTTAGCTGAGTTGCGTTTTCTTGCCATGCTTTTGACCGGGTGGTATTTTCTTTCCACTCCACATAGTTTATCGTACTCTTGTAATGTGAGCGTGTCCAGATCACTGACTTCCACTTCGATGTTCGGGTCTACGTGCCTGAAGTAAAAACCTCCGGTGCTAATATACTTACCCGTACAAGAGAAGGAAATCGCCTGCAAGTTACCTTTTGATAGTTCTGCCGTACTGTGAAGAGAACGGATAATCGCTATCAAAATCCGTGCGGCGTTAAAGACTAAAACTTGTTTCGGCTTTTTGAATGTACATTTTTTCATTCGTCGTTTAAATTAAATAGTTGATCTTTCGATAACCTCTCACTAGCAAGCATCAGTAGCCGGGTATCCGAAAGAGTAATACCTCGAAGCAACATTTCTGATATCCTTTCCAGCATATGGACTGCAAATTCAGGGTCGATATATGCTACAAAAAGAAGTGCCAATGACTCTTCAATTAATAAATGGCCGGTTGCTTCGTCAGTGACGGTCATGTCTTCCGCAGGGATTGAGTAAGCATTACGCACTGCATTTTTCCAGTGCATAAAACCAATCTCAAAAGTTTTGATATTGTGCTTTTTTACATCACCTTTTTGTCGGATGTAATGAGTTGCATCAAAATATACAAGACCATCATCTGATTTCCCAAAGAGCAAATCCGGGAACTCCCCATATTTTATATCCTTACAGGGAGCTTTTTTTAGCTTCACTACTTGTTCATAAATCTGTTTTGTTAATTTGGGTGCAAATATATAATAATCGAACAATAAATTAATAAAAATACATGATAATTTAATGGTAAATAATGTTTTTATTATCTGTTATACAGGGTATTACGAGTGTTGCTTATGGGTGTTTTTTTATTGTGCTGCTCATATATAATCTTGTCATATTATCATCTGATTTATTAGTGTTTTACATGATAATTTACTATATATATTTTGATTTGAAAAATAACCAAATTTGGCTCCAAAACTCTATTCTTTTTCAAAAAAAGAAAAATGGAGGTAACAACAGAAAATTCATTCAATGGTGAACTTTTGAGCAGCATATTTCGAACAAGCAAGAAAACAATTCAGGAATATGTGGTCGAAATCGAACGTAACAACCGGTATAAATCCACCCGTTCGGATATGGTCGCCGGAACCATCCTCGATGACCGTAGCCGCCTGATAGATCTTTATGAAGCATGTCTCCAGCAGGATGCCCATATCCGTTCGGTCATCGAGACACTGGAGTCACAGATATTGGGTGACCGTTATATGCTGGCACGCATGAATGAAAAGGGGAAGTACATCAAGGACGTAAAACAGACGCAGCTTATCCAGGGTAGCCAGTTTGACAAGATTATCAAGGGAATTGTCGAGGCAAAGCTGTTTGGCTACACCCTTCTGGAAATATTACCCGGCATCAATCCCAGAACCGGGAAATTAGCCGCAGTGAATATCATTGAAAGGCGCAATGTACTTCCCGATCAGAAAATGGTTGTCAAGCGACAGGGATTGTGGTTGCCAAACTGGAATATTGCTTCTGCAACCTATCAGCGGAACTACGTGCTTATCAACAGCGGAGACATAGGGCTGTTTTCAGCGACTACACCTTTGATTCTCGCCAAAAAGTTCACCGTAGCGAATTATGTAAATTTTTCGCATACTTACGGGCAACCGGTCATACATGGAAAGACTGTAAGTGAATCAAACACAGACCGTAAACGACTTGCACAGGACATTGCCAATGCAGCTCAGAATAAGGTAATCGTTACGGGAATTGAGGACGAGGTGGATATCAAGACATTCACAATGAGCAATTCGGAGAAGATTTACACCTCTTTGATCGAATTTGTCAACAATGAGGTTGCCAATCTGATTCTGGGCTCGGAAAGTATGGCGGGAGGGATGCAAAGTTATGTTGGAAGTACGAAAGCGCATCAGGATATTTTCAGGGACCGTATCGAAGTGTATAGGCGCTATATTGAAAATATGATGAACGAGGAGATTATCCCCCGGCTGGTGAATATGGGATACATCAAAGCCGGACTGGAGTTCAAATACAGTAACCGGATTGAAATGAACAATGAAGACCGTATCAAGTTGTACGGTCTGATAACCGACAAATACGAGGTATCCAGTGATGAGATTGAAAAAGAGTTCGGGATTAATGTGGGCAGACAAATCAATGTAATGTCTATGGATGGCAATACGCCTTCTATCTCCGGTGGTTCATCCCATGACAGGCGTATCATGTCGGACGAGGAATATTACCGGCGTTATGGGCATTCACGGGGAAGCCAGGTTGTAAATTTTCTGGCGGGAACGGAGTAAGCGGTAATCTACCGTTCCCTAAAGCAGATCATGTACTGGGTGAAAAGGTTGAAATGCAGCCAGACGCGCCTGAAGATGATACCCGCAAAGAGTATTTAGTGATTCTTGCCGCTTTCCGACGGTTTCTTTCTGTGTATGAAGATAGTGCCGAGTCCTGGGAAGTAATGGAAGAAATCATTGCTCTCCGTGCCTCTTTCCTGATCGACCGTGCTCTTACCGGGTTACGGATAGACTTTGACAAGGCACTCGACTTACTTCGCAACCACAACACTTTTGTTTCCGAAAAAGAAAGGCTGCAACGGGATATGTTGATAAGCGCCATTGACAATCTGGTCGATTTTGCGGTTGCCGAAGAAGCGGAGATGCTGAACACACTCCCTACAGGCCATACCCCGGAAGATATGGAAGAATACCTGCTTGTATGCCAGAGATACAACGAGACATTTGCATGGAGAGAGAATGACGATGTATTGTATGCCGCCACGATAGCTGCCTGGTGGCTTAATATCCCAGATGAAAACTGGATTACGTTTATGACACAAGGGGATGAACGTGTGAGAGCCTGGCATCTGTCACAGGAAGGGCTGACCTACCGGAAAAGTGAATTTCCTCCGGAATTAATACCGCCTCTTGAATGGGGATGCCGATGTTACCTGGTTTCCGGCGGTTTTCCTTCGGTAACCGCTTCATTACCCGGTAAAGGCACAGCGCATCAAGTACATCCGGTGTTTTGTGAAAGCCTTGCTACCGGAGGCCGTATTTTTTCCGGTGCGCATCCTTACTTCAAGACTGCGCTCCGTCCGGAAATGGAAGCCATCAAACGTCGCATTAAAACAAAATTCCACCTATGAAAATAACGATTGACGAGTTCTGCAACCAATGGCTGAAGGGTGACCGCCATCTTATCAGCCAGTTCCAGCAAAATGTTTTTGACTTCACGACCGTAACCGGGAATTATTCAAAACGCTTTTTCAGGACTTCTTTCTTAACCGGAGGGTTTTATGGCAGCGGACAAGCCTGGAAGCCCCGTGAATCCAGATGGGGGAAGAAATTCACCCACCCTGTGATGAAAGATACTGAAATGCTGGCAAGCAATATCAAAGGAGACGAATTTGCCCGGGAGAACAACCGTACCGGTTGGCGTGATAACGGGAAACGCCTTTTTAAGCGGGGCGCCCGGTTTGATGTCCAGTCGGAAGAGGTGGGATATGCCTCGAAAGGCAGGCGCGGACGTAACACCAAAGCCAAAGGATATGCTGCGATACATAATACTGACCCCAGTTTGTCAGGCTATACCGTTAACCAGTATTCGTCCCGGCGACCTGTCTGGAGGCAGTTTATCGGATTCAGTCCCAAACTGGACTCCGATGTGAACGAACATCTAACTAAAATATTATTCAGAAACATGCCACGCCAATGATAAAAGACAAGCACCTTCCCATACCGGCACAGGTAAAAAGTAAAGCGTCCATTCCGGAAGAAGTAGCGGAAAACCCGTTTGTCAATATGTACCAGGCGGTCAAGCGGGCCATACTCACCTTACGTGAGGACCAGGATAACCCACAAAGTGAACCGTTTTTCAGGACGGTTGCCATTGATAACGGACAATTCGCCCGGATAGTAAGGGATGAGAACCTGGAAACGGAGATTGCTTTCCCGGCAGTATTTGTACATTTTGTCAATGTGAGATATCTGGTACAGCAGCAACGGATTGGCGAAGGACGGGCAACGATGCGTATCCGGTTTATCCTTAATACCCTGAACAATGAGGACCCGGAGCGTGAATGCGATGCGTTCTGGGTATTCCAACGCTTGAATGTGGCTATTCAGGATGCCAAGAACCACGAACCCGCACTCAATGAAAGATGCAACCTGACCTATTTTGACATGCCAGTAACGGTTAACATGTTACAGGCATACTGGATTGACTACGAAGTCTGGTTCAAAGAGTCATCAGCCTGGAAATACAAGGATTGGGTGGAAAGATACCTTGTCATGCCGCCTTTTACCAACCACGCTGACGCACCGCAGCATGATGAAGCGGGACATGGCAATCATGAACATCCCGACTATAAAGAGGCAACCAGTTATGTGCCTTCTGTAGAAGGGGAACCGGAGCCTGAACCTGATGAAACTAAAGAAAAATAACTTCAAGACAAGGATGGAAGATTTTCTACAAGAAAATCCATAGGATCACTATCATCAGAATCATCTACAGGTTCAGTCATTTCTTTGGCGCTCGCTGGTATGATTGGATAACATGGAATATCAAAGAATGGAAAATCTTTTATCTCATCTTGAAATTTCACGAATTTATCTGCATCATTATGTCTAAAAGCAACGGAACTTGCAATTAAGTCCGCTAATTGAACACCAAAATTATTGGCAGAATCAACCATGTTCAATGTATGTATTTGAATAGGATAGAAACTTTTTCGAGTGTCGTAACCGACATTCTTAGACGTTTTTATATTCATAAGATTTCTAATCAATTGTTCTTTTGCTTGAATTTGCTTTGAGTTATCCGTGATAATATCTAATTTCTGATTCGTTTTTTTTGCCCAATGGTCCACTAAAACAAGTAAAGAGGCCATAGTTGTGTCTAATCCGTATTTATTGTCTTCAACCAAAACATGCTCCAATACATTTTTGCTCATTTCAATCCATGACAGTATCTCTTTAAAGCTTTCATTCTTAGTCTGGTTACTTAGTATATAAACATTTTCGTAGAATTCTTCTATATTCTCTTGCGTTTGCTCACGGATCATTTTTTCAAAAGAAGATTTAAAATCGACTATATAATCAGGGTATGGGTGATTTTCTGCAAATACATAAAAACAGTTAGCAATTTGAATATTGCCTCTTTTTTTATAAAGATTTTCATGGAAAATATAATAAAATACGGGTTCTATCACCATGTCTGTAATTTGTGCATAAGTACAGAAATTTTTATCCACGAACTCATAAGTTATATGGTCTGCATCAATCAATGGATGCTGCAACAATTTTTTTATTGCCATACGTCCTTCCGAACTACGTTTCATTTTTACGAAATGTAGTTCTTTAGGATAATTGATGTCTTCCCTTATCTTATCCAATTCTTCATCAGTAAAATTTACAGCAGACAATATAAAATATTTCTGGTCCGGATTCAGAATATTTGAACCGGTATTTCCAGCTTCATCAACATATATTTTAGGGTATTGAGTGTTCATCGCATTTAGCTTTAAATTGGACACAAATATACACAATATAGCTAACTTATATATTTGTCACCATGTAAATTAACAAGTTTTCAAGCAGATATTTTATAAGGTATATTCTCTATATTTTAAACACTTAACATTCAATAGGTCTATTCTTTGAAAAAAACTGCATGGATATAAACGATTTGAAATACGTTGTCGGGGAAGCCAAAACCGGAGATATTGCCACTATCCGTTTCTCCGGCAAGGTGACGGAAGAGTCCACCGCCCAGTTCAACCGGGAGTTTGAGTTTCTGGAGAACGTGATTTGTCCCCGTTTGATACGGGTACTGATTAACTCGGAAGGTGGCAGTGTCCTCTACGGGATGTCAACCTATTCGACTATTCAAAATTCCACTGTTGAAACAGAGTGTGTCATTGAGGGAATGGCTGCAAGTATGGCATCAATCATCTGGGCGGCAGGAACCCGGTCATTGATGCGTGACTACTCCATCCTGATGATACACAATCCCTTTCTGCCATCGGCTGATAATTCGGAGCCGTCCGACCTTGTAAAAGCGTTCACCTATCAGGTCGAAATGATTTACCGCAAACGTTTCGGACTAAAAAAAGAGCAGGTTCAAGCGATCATGACTGGGGAGGCAGGTAAGGACGGTACCTATTTCAACGCCCAGTCTGCTGTAAAAGCCGGTATCATTCCGGCAGGTAATGTTATCCATACTTCCAAACAGTTGTGTGACAAGGTAAAGAATGAACTCGATCTGACGAAGGATATAACGGAGATACAAGACCTGATGAGCCGGATTTGTAGCGAGGCTGCTCCGCTGGAGGTCGAAAATAAACACTTTCAGGCTTCCTGCCCTAATCTTAATCAGAACATTGAGAACATCAAAAACACACTTATGAATGAAGAAAAAACTCCCGGAATAGAATTTGGTGCGGTCGCCGCAACGCTGGGTATGAAAGACAGCGATGTCAAGGACGTAATGGCACGTATTTCCACCCTTATGGGTGTTGAAGCCAAGCTGGACACTACCAGTAAAGCATTGAACGACGCCCAGTTGATTATCGCCGGTAAAGAAGCCACCGTACAGAATCTGCAAAAAGACCTTTCCGAAGTGAAAGCCAAACTGAATGTCTATGAGACCAAAGAAGCCGACGAAAAGAGATTGAAAATCAATACACTGGTTGAAGCGGCCATTAATGAAGGCAAGATCGACAAGGGGGTGGAAGCACAGTGGACCCAGATGGCAGCATCCAACTATGATCTGGCAGAAAGCACGCTGAAATCCATTCCCGCCCGTGAAATCATCTCCCAGGAGATCGCTTCTGACCCGGAGAACATTCAGGCTACAGTACAAGGAACCAGGACAGCCGAAACAATCATGGCTGAAAAAGTGAAAGCCGTGGTGGGCGAAAACTTCGAGTTCAAGAAAATGTCCTGATACTCCATCATCCTAATTAACCTTAAACTTAAATCTAACGAAACATGGCAGAAGCAGCTAATACGGTTTCCTTTTTGCAGAATGGCTACAACGGTGAAGTCCTCGAAGACTTGCTCACGTACACCGCACAGGGAAATGATACTTTCAAAGAAGGTCTGATTCATATCAAATCAGGTATCCAGCACAAATACACCTTACCGTCCATCCGGCTGGGTGATATCATTCAGGACAATGTGCCTACCCCAACGAGCACGCATGGTGCCAAAGGCGAGAACGGGGAAAACGAGTACGAATTCACCGAACGTTACCTGATTCCGCAGGACTTTATGGTGTACCTCGAATTTAATCCTCGCGACTATGAGAAATACTGGCGTTTTGCACAACCCGAGGGCAACTTGGTATTCCGCGAACTCGACCCGAAGATTCAAGCCACGATGTTGCGCTTACTAATGGACAAAAAAAACGAGTATATCGGTAACGCTATCTGGACCAGTGCCAAAGGCGGCTCGGCAGCAGCGGGGATTACTTGTCCTGCAGATTCAATCATCATCGGTCGTAACAAAGAGAAATATTTCGATGGCGTTGTGAAACGTATCATCGACAACATCAACGCCACGGACAAGGAAACCATCGCGGGCGGTCAGTGTGTGCTCGCGGGCAACACCGAACTTCCGGACGGTGCAGCCGTGGAAAAAGCACTTTACGGAATATGGAAGAAGTGCCCCAAGCAAATCCGAAAGAAAGCCGGGCTGACTTTCCTAATGAGTTGGGAAACGTGGGACGCATACGACCAGTATGTAACCGACAAGATGGTGAAGTACAGTGAGAACACTGAAATCAACCGCTACCGTTTTAAGGGAAAGCGCATTATTCCGCTGGTAGGCATTCCTGAGCATACGATTGTTTTGGGTGAATTTACCACCGGCATGGACTCGAACCTCTGGATGGGTGTGGATTACGCAAACGACACCGAAGTTTTGAAAGTGGACCGTCTGCAATCCAATTCGGAACTGTTTTTCTTCCAGATGAGACTCAAAATGGACGTGAATATCGTCCGTCCGGCTGAAATTGTAGTCCACACAGCCTATAGAAAAACGGCTGACGCACCTACAGGCTAACCTTAGACTTTACATACCGGGGGGATGGGGATTCATTTCCCGTTCCCCTTTTTTTATCACTTCTACACATCTCAACCTATGGCAAAACAGAAAGTAACCACAGAAGGGGAAGAGCAGGTTATCCCCGTTATTGAAGAAAATACCACGCAAGCACCGACAGAGGCCCCCACCACAACACCCGCAAAGAAGGCAAAAGAGAAGGAGCCGGAACCAAGCGAACATACATTGGATATCCTTCGTGCTTTCCCTGCTTATGCTACCATGTACATAGACACGCAGGGAGGAATCTACACTCCGGACACTCCCGAAAAGCTTAGGGGGAATGCCGTGCTTTATAAGAACCCTTACCACAAACCTTAAATCACAAAAAAAATGGCATTAGGAAATGTAGTAATAAAAACGACAGACGGCAATATTCCCCGTGGTACGGCATCGGGAAATGAAAAGGTGACCGGACTGCTGTTTGATGTATCCTTGCAACCGGAGCTTTTTACTGCTGGTTATGGGAAAAACAACGAAGGCAACCTGGCACTCAATGATGTCCTTTATGTAACGAGCCGTAAATCCGCCAGTCAGGACTTCGGTATTATCGAAAGGGCGTCCGCTACCGAGGATGAAGAGAACAATGTGAATTTCTATCACGGCATTCCCGCCTACCATATCCGTGAGTTTTTCCGCATGAGCGGGAATATTGATGGTAACGGCAAACTATATGTCATGTTCGCCGATTGCAGCCAGAACTGGGACGCTATTGATATTATGCAAAGAGTTTCGGGCGGTACGATTAACCAATTAGGTATCTATACCGAACAGCCGCTCTGGAGACAGAACGGTTCAGAGGACAAATATACGCTCAATCTGGTGAAGTCCGTTAATGACAAGGCGGTGGCGATGGCCGAACAACACCAACCGCTTTCTATCATCCTGGCAGCGAACTGCTCCAATACCGGAGCCGACACATCGGAAGGCAAGAAAATCGACCTGAATAAAATTCCGACAGCACTTTGCGAGTCTTCCCGTACCAGCGTGATTTTCGGACAAGCCCGCTCGGCCTTGGTGTCAATCATGCAGAAAGCCAATAAGAACAAGACTCCCGTCGGATTCCTGGGTGCCATGCTCGGGTGTCTGGCAAAAGCGAATGTGCAGGAATCGGTGGCATGGGTCAAGCAGTTCAACTTGTTTGATGACAATTTTCAAAACATCGAGCTGGGCTTCGGCGATATAAACCAGACCGACGGCGAGGAATTTATCAGCCTGAACGCCTATGAATCATTATCCCCCACCTTGCTGGACGATCTCGACGATAAGGGGTACATCTTTCTGATAAAATATGCCGGTCGTGAGAACGGGATTTATATCTCAAAGGACCAGACGTGTTCAAGCGGGGATTTCCGGACGATTGCCCGCAACCGGACCATCAACAAGTCAAGGCGTGCCGTTCGCTCCGCCCTGTTGCCTTATGTAAACAGCCCTTTAATGGTCAATCCTACCACCGGATTTTTAGCTCCTTCCAAAATCACGGCATTCAAGACATTGGTAGGCGACATCCTGAAAAAGATGCAGAGCGACCAGGAGATCAGCGGTTATTCAGTCAATATTGACGCTAATCAGAATGTGCTGGTTGACGATACGCTGCGTATCAGTTATGTCATCGTACCTGTGGGAGTAGCCGTAAAAATCTATGTTGAAGAAGGACTTTCGTTAACCGCAAAATAATAAAAAACTATGGCTGTAATCAATAACGTTGCTTATTCCTGGAGTATGATAACGCTGGCTTCTACCGCACTGGGTGTTGAGGAAGGCAGTACGACTCTGGAGGGGGTAAGCGGTATCAAATGGAATAAAAAGCGTAAGGTCGAGAGCAATTACGGTCTCGGCGGGCGACCCGTATCGAGAGGGTTTGGTAATATTACCTATACCGCTTCCATCACTATGGACTATGCTACCCAGCAAGCCCTCAGAAGTACATACGGTTCGCTGATGGATATCGGAGAGTTCGACCTGATCGTCTCTTTTGCCAATCCGATGGGAACGGATGACTGGGACACGTCCAGTGTAACCTTGAAAGGGTGTATTTTTAATGAGGACGGCATGGAGAGCCAGCAGGACGATACTAACATTACTCATGAATTTGATCTGAATCCTTTTGATATTCAGATCGGTGACGGGTTAAGTCTTTAGTAAATTATAAATCATATCGGAATCAATTCCGATATGATTCTACTATTCAATTATTATTTCCTGCTTTTTAGAGGTATTTATTAAATATCATTTCTATTTTCGCATTCACATTTTTTAGGTCATTATTTATAATTACTTTACTTATTTGTTCATAAGCTATTTGAATATGAGTTATATAAAATGGCTGCATTATCGAAAATATTTCTTTTTTTATCTTTTTCTCCAATCTAATTTTCTCTATCATTTGAAGAGTGTTTTTAAATTCATATATGGTTAAACATATATTAGAATATAAATCTGACTTTTCCATATCACTACTATAGGGCACTTCAAAATATTTTTTAATTGCCGCACTTCCTATATATTTGTTTTTATCATCTTCGAAGTATATGGATTCCCATTGTTTCTTTATATAATCTAACATTGTGAGGTATCTATTAAGCTCTGTAGCCTCTCTCTCAGCTTTATATTTATCCTGCATTTTTTTTATTTCAAGTGCATATTTATCCTGTAAATTTTTTATTTCAAGCGCATGTTTTTTTTCATTCTCTTCATATTCTGTATTTTGATGCTTGAGATTTTCTATTTCCAAAGCATTTTTTTCTGCATTTGAAGCAATTAAACCATTCTGAATGTCATTAGCTTCAGTCTGTTTCTTAAATGCTAAATATAACATTATTATATTGGCAATTCCAACTACTATGGTTCCTATTCCTCCTATTGCAGCACCAATATTGGCCCCTTTGCTGTCTAATATAAAAGCATCACAATACGCAGGCATATTAACAATAAGAACTCCTATCATAGTACTTGTGATAATCAAACTTATTAAGCCTAAAAAAATAAATAAATTCTTCATTGTCTAGTGTTTGTCCATTCCTTTATAATTTTGATACATTCAGGGTCTTTTGTTGCTATTTGTAACATAGACATAATTGATTTTTCTAATGCTTTTTTGTTAATAGGTAGTTCCATAAAACTTTGAGGAGTAGCAAATCCCATTGCTTTTAGCTTTGTTTTTTTTCCATTTATTATTTTTCTATTTTCAGCAATAAGATATTGTAAAAAAACAGCCCCGGTTATGATACAAGATGCTGGATAGTATCTTTTTTCTTGATTGGAATAGGTGAAATTATTAGGCGCTATCCTGAATTTATCAATTATTTGAGTTGGTAAAATAGTGTCTAAACTTGCATAGTAAAGATAATTAATATTGTTGTAAAAACTACTTAACACGAACTCTCCTTTTTCACTGATTTTATATGTTGTTCCTTTATCAAATACCCCAGTTGTTGGTATTATCATTCCTGCACTAACAAGACGGTCAATTGTTGGTTTACAATCATCACTAGATGCATGAAAAACTGCTACGATACTTTCTATTCTTTGATATGTTATGCCAGGATTAGTTTTTATCACTTGTAATACTCTTGTGTGTATAAAATGTAATTTTTCATTCACCCCTTGACTACTAAACAAATTAAAGCAGTGGCCACCTTTATTTGAAATAGCTGGTCTGGAACTATAAAAGAACGCTTCTCCATTCAAAAAGAAGTTATCATCTTCATATATAGAGATTTGTTCTTTAATATTGAAGTTGTTTGGTTGACCCGCAAAGTAATACTTAAATGTTATTAATTTGGCTAAAGAAATATGGTTGTAAAAGAAACATCTAATATTTGAATGCCATCTTTTTTCTTCGATAATGACATTAAAGTCTTTGATTGTTTTTAATACTTTTGCCATAAAACAATCATTGTAATGATATTTAGACATTTGATCTAACATAAAGTCTACTCTTTTATCAAGAAAAGGTTTCAGTAGATTGTTTGTTTCTTGCCTGATAATAAAAAAACGAGAAATATCCTTATTCGGAAATGAATCACTATATATATTTGTTAACTGTATTCCTTTCATTGTTTCAAAAGTAGTATCTCGTAATGAGATCATAACAAGTTCGTTTTTACCTGCTTTTGAGGAGGAATTTTTCAAAGGGAAATCATATAGCATTGACAACATTTCATTTATATAGTTTTTCCTATCAGCAAAGAAAAAACTAATACTATCTATTCCATCAATTATATAGAATAAATAATACCCTTTCTCTAATATAAAATTTCTGAGCCTATTTGCTACTGCATACCATTCAATGGATAATTGATTATCACCTTGATTTTGCCATTCAATCAAAATTTTGTCAATGAAAAAACTTTTTGAAGTATCTGTCTTTTCTGAATCATTCTTTCTTGCATCCCCGCCTTCAATGAAGGTGTTTTCATGTTTTGCAATAATGTATTCAAAGTATGTCAGATAATCAATAATAGTTTTCATTTTCTTTTTTTCAGCAGAATATGCAAACCTTTCTTCTTCAGAGTGCTCTATACTAAGATTTTTGCTTTCAGTTATAGGGTCTTGAATTTCATTCTCAATATCTATTGATAATTTATCTGCAATTTGGGCAAATAGCGGACTACAATAATTGGGAAATTTACGCTGAAAATGCTTGCTAAAAACATATACTAATTGTCCCAATAAATATTTTTCCGTACTAACTTTTCTAGTAGAATTTGACTTTTCCCAAATGCGCTTTAATTTAGAGCAATCAAGCCTTACCCAAACAATTCCATTTTCTTCAAGCTTGCTATTATTATTATACAACCAAACATTTTGAGATAAAGTTTTACCAGATCCTTTCTCGCCTATATGCAATATTCCATGATAAACTTGAGCTAATTCTATCAATTCCAATTCACCTCCATCATGTTTTTCTAATAATGATTCTAAATCTTGCACATGTTTCAATTTTTGACCATTATATTCTGAAACAAAATAGTTTTTGTATGGGTCTATTTCTTTGTGAGGATTTAGAGAATCCATTGACAGTATTCTATCTTCAAGCTGACAATAAAATTTCATTTCATCCCGGTTTTTATCATTCAGATATTCTGCAATATTATCAACAAGGCAATTTCTAGTGTCAAGATATACTTTATTTATTATTTCATCCAACTCTAATGGCCTTACATATTTACTATTGGGCTTTATGGATGGGCACTTTTTATTCAAGATAAAATCTATAATTTCATCCTTCAAATTATCTAATTCTTGTTTATCCATAAGTATTAAAAAATTTAAGTACAGCAAATATAATAATTTTAAATCAGTTAAAAAACATTATGGCCAATATTTTACCAATAAAGTAACCACGCAAATTGCTATTTATCAATATACAAATAGCATTAGAGATTCTCTAATGTTAAATTGATGTAAACTTCACAGTGTAATATTATGTAATATATAAAAAGTTCTACCTTTGCAGCATAATCATTAATTTCATAGGTATGAATATAGATATATTATTAAAGAATAGGAATATGACAAAGGTGCAATTGGCTAATGCAATGGGGATTAGCCGGGAGTATTTATACAAATTAATTGCCGGAGATCCAACGGATGAAGTTGTCCAAAGAATAGCAACTGCTATTGGAGAATCTGTCATAACAGTTAAATCTTTAATCAAGGAGGATTCAGGAATCAGTGAACCAGAAAAGATCAAATGTGTATTTTTGCCTGTAGACGAGTGGAAAATCGTTCGACAAATAATTATAATAGCACCTGCTACATGGGGAAAAGAAACAGAAGTGGGATATATTATGTATTCCAGACCTATAACGGAAAGCTATAAAATGAAACCTGTAGCTCAGGGTGATCGGTTTGCTTATATGCTGAATTCCCATAAAGAGGAATATTATCCAAAAGATTATGTTGATGAAATTATATTGAAGATGATAACCGATGCTTATCCGAAATCAATAGTTAAATACAGTATTATCTGTACAAGCAGTGATGAAGAGGCTATCAATAGACTTCAAGTACCGATGAATAAAAAAGTAACCATTACGTTAACCCCCCAGTTGATGCCAGAAGATTATAAAGCACCTCGAAGTTTTTATTATCTAAGACAAGACATAACTTTATATGCCGCGTGGCTTCCCACTTTAATTGAACCCATTCATGGTTTTATGGGCAGCTTTAGCCTGGATAAAGAAGATGAAGTCTTCAATATCATTGATAATGTACATTTGAGATTTTTATAATTCCCGTATGAAAAAAGGGTCAAGGCCGTTCTGGAAAACCAGTTCGGCCTTTTTTGTTTTTACTCTGCCTATTTAAACATTTTGTTCTGTCAGCTTCTATTCTTTGATGTAATAACAATCAAAATGTATGGAAGAAAAGACACTTAGTTTAGAACAAGAGACTGAAATCAAGAAGAAAGCCCAAAAACTGAAAGAGGAAAAAAAGCTGAGAAAGATATTCCCGATGGTTATATTCGGTGATACTTCCACGGGCGAGAAAGAGTTCTATGTAGCCTATATGGGAGAACCGACCTTCCCGCAATTTTCCAAGTTTATGGCCGCTTCAAAACGTGACGAGGTGAGCGCGATGCGGGCACTGGCAAAAGACTGTTTCATTGACGGCGACAAGGAACTGGTCGATGACGAGTCTTTGTTCCTGTACGGGCTTATGGGGCAGCTATCCGAGATTATCGCTACCCGCCAAAGTACGCTCGTCAATTTTTAACCACCTGGGCTGTAGGTGACGATCAACGGATAAGGCAAAGAATGATCTACATACGCCACTACTTCCCAGGTATCGACCTCAACTCTATAACAGATGAAGAATTCGCCATGTTGTCGGAGGAAGCCCTATGGCTTCACCAACAGATGTTAATCGCCAAAACCACGCAGCCTTATCTCTAAAGAATTCCATTCTTGTTTGTTTTTCGGCCCCTGTAACGCTACCCGGCTTGCAGGGGCTTTTCCCATTTAATCCCATCCGCTGTTAACCGGCTATTCTTTTAAAAGAGAACCACACCTATGTCCCAAGAACAAAATTATCAGGTAAATTATACGATTGCGGTTGATGCCACGCCAGGAACCAAACAGGTCATGGCATTTGCCGATTCGATTGGCCATTTGGTAAGAGCCAAGGCCGACCTTACTCCGGCAATTACCAACATCAAAAAAATGATGACGGATATTGACGCAACCTTCCGGACAAAAAGCGGGAAGAAGCGTGATTATTCGTTCAAATTCAATATTGACACCAATGACACGGAAGCGAAGCTGAATCGTGTCAAAGTCTTGCTTACGGATATCGGTGAATTGACTAAAGGTGTCAATCTGGTTATCAATGCCGGGCAAAAAGTCGATACCCGGAGTATTAAATCCCAGGTACTTACCAGCAAGAAGGAACTGGACCGGCAGCAAGAGGAAAACCGGCAGAAAGCCGCCACTGCGGTAAAATCCGTATTGGATACCCGAAAGATGATTACCCGTTCGATTGGGAAAATACATTCCGCTGTCGCCTCTCTGGAAAGAGGACGTGAGGTGAATATAAAAACAGATGTTGCCAAAAGCAGGCTGGAAGAACTGCTGGTACTCATGCGGCAAATTAGAAAAGAGTCTAATTTCGGGATGATAATGCCGGGAGTTCCGGCTGCAAGGTCCGCCAGCGGAGTGGTTGTTCCCTATGCTTACCAACCGGAAAAAACATTTACCCTTTCCCAGAAGGGACAGGAACGGCTGTTTACCGCACAGAAATTGTATGAGCAAAAATCGGCTCTTTCCATTCAGGAAATGGAGGCAAAGCAACGGCTTCAAAGTGAAGCGAACGCGGCCAAGCGGTTGGAACGGGAACAGTTCCAGGCACGAAAGTTACAAGGTGAAATCCAAAAGATAACCCTTGAAAACCAGTTGCGCATTGAGCGTGAAGCGGCTCACCGCATGGAAAAGGAACTGGAAAGAAAACGGAAAGAGGAAGAAAAGATTCGCAAAAAAGCCCTTTCCGACCGGGAAAAGCAGGAAAAAGAGAAGGCAAGACTTGACCGCCAGAGTGCCGTACAATCCATACAGGAGATGCAACGACGGGTGAATACCGACAATGCCCTTTACGGAAAAAAACGCCGTGCCGCCATTAACCGTATCCAGTATTCCAAGGCACCTTCCATGCGTGGTCTTCCTATGGTTGGAACCATGATGAATGCTTATATGGCCTATAACTTTGTCAAGTCTGAACTTCAAGGGGCAATGGAATACGCCAATACAATGGAGTCGGCACGCAGTATTCTAAGAGTTGCGGACGGAGACCTTTCGACCTTTGATACACGCTTTGAACAACTGGGACAGAACATGCGGCAGATTGGTGTCGATACGAAATTTACCGCTGTGCAAATCGCGTCTGCTACCAAGTTCCTGGCAATGGCAGGAATGGACGTAGCAACTATCAATGCTTCCATGCGCCCGATTACCAACCTCGCCCTGATAGGCGACAACGATGTGGGACTCATTGCCGATTTAGCAACCAACATCATGTCCGGATATAATATCAGCGGAAACAGTATGGGTTCTGTTGCAGATATTATCACTTCTACTATTTCCCGTGCGAACGTCAATGTGGTGGAAATGGCCGAGAGTTTCAAGATGGCGGCTGGTTACCTTAAACTTGCCGGGGTGGATTTTACCGAGGCTTCTGCCGCTATTGGTATTTTAGGTAATGCGGGTATGAAAGGCACGATGGCGGGAACAGCCCTACGTGCAATGGCTACGCGATTTGCCAAGCCCACTAAACAGGCGGAGGAAACGCTGGACAGGCTAGGTGTTAAATTCACCCATTTTGTTGAGATAGCGGGAAAGAAGGTTGAAAAACTCCGTCCATTGGCAGATATTTTCAAAGACCTTCACACTTCCGGTGCAAGTCTGGAAGATATGATTGCCATTTTTTCGAAAATCGGTGGTAATGCGGCTATGCAATTTGTGGTGAATTATGACAAACTGCGAGTACTTACCACCCAGAATCGTGCCAGTCACGGTCTTTCGGATGAACAGGCACTTGTCAAGCAGAATACGACCAAGGGGCTTTGGGCACAAATGACATCGACCCTTACAGAGAGTTTTATGCAGGCATATGAGGTGGTGGAGCCCGCCATCAAGGGGGTGATGAAAGATTTCCTTTCCAAGTTCAAGGCGAAAGATTTTGCACAAGGGCTTGTTTCCATCGGCAGGGCACTATTGGATGTCTGTTCCCTGCTTGCCAATATCGCCACCTGGATGACACGTAACTTCCACTGGCTGGAACCGCTGCTGTTTACCGGATTTGTGGCTACCCGGCTGTTCAAGCTGGCGGGGGCGATGACGAACCTGGGAGTCGCCATCGGGTTTATCGGCAAGCAGTCCGTTGCCTCTTCCACGCTTGAACTGCTTTCTTCCCTTACAGGAGGTGTGGGTGGTCTCAAAGCACTTTCTTTCGGCAATAAACGTGCCATTGTTTCAGCTCTACAGGGAGCGGGTATTACGGGAAAGGGAGCTATGAGACAAGCATTAATTTCTTCCGGTGTTATGGGGAAAGGCATGGCTGTTCGTGGAGCCTTCACTTCCCTCTTTGCCAACCAGGTTGCTACCGGAAGTGGTATTACCGGAGCTGTAGCTTCTTTGTCGGCTATCGGCACGGGAGCGATTGCTGCGACCGCAGGAATTTCGGCATTGATTGGCGCATTGGGATGGGTGGCATACAAGACCTGGCAGATCAAAGAAGCAAAAGATGCCGTGTTGGAAGAGGTAAATTCCAATCAAAAATATCATTATCCTTCGATAGAAGCGTTGCATGAGGCACTTCATAAGACTTACACTGAGGCATTACGTGCCAAAGAAGCTGTAAAGGGTGTAACGGAAGGAAAGTCTTTGGAAGAAGAGTCGGGCCAGAAGATCGGAATGTTCACAAAGCAGTGGTGGGTTGCTTTTTTATCAAACATGGCAGCGAGCCAAACCCGTACCGTAGGGGGCGCTACCCCAGCCTACACCTTCGAAGATGCCTACCAGCAAAACACAAAGGATGCCATAAACATTATCGCACGGAAAAGCGGACAGCAACAGATAAATGCCGCTTATGCTGCCCTGGGCAATATTTCAGACCCTTTGGAAGTCGGAGCTTTTATTGATAACATCGATACGAAATACAAGTATGATTCCAAACTGCTGAATAAGAAGTTGTACACAATTAGAGGCGACAAGGTGATATATAACCCTGGGATGGAGAATATTTCAGCCCGGGATGCAGCAGGAACACCCCATTTTGCAGAATATCAGAATACGGAGGTTATTCGTAATATACGTGTGGGTGCAGAAAGTTACCTTGATGCGATGCGTTCACAGAGTGGTGCTATGAGAAGGCTCCGGGAAAGCGGTTTTAACTTTACCGAGATTTTTGAAAGGGGCTTCTTTCTGAAGGGTGGTAAATGGATGCAGAAAGAACCAGGAAAAAATGCCACAGATGAACAGAGGCGGACATTGATGGCCGGTAAACAGTTTGTCAAAGACCGGCTTGTCACTATGATGGCTACACTGAGGGATTTGTATGGGGGAAACGAACAGATAGCGGAGAACATTATGAAAAGAGCCGGTTTCAGTGAATTGCTTTATGCCAATGAGCCGGGCTATAATGACGAAAACCCTTTCAATGCCATGCGTATAACCACTGACGGAGCGGATGACGGGATGGCGGGGGGCAACTATTCAGGAACAGGAAAGTTATCTTCGGCAGCACCCAAACAAGTGGTCGTACAAATCACTAATCTTTTGAGTGTGGGCACCATCGACTTGATGAAATCGAAAGAAGGACAGGAGGAAGAAATCAAGGGGCTGAAAGAGCAACTGGCACAGGCACTTATTGATGTGGTGCATGAATTTGACGAGACCTGGCACGGATAGAAAATGAATAACTGTTAATCAATGACACTATGGGAATTATCAATATGGGGGTAGGAACCCTTCTGAGTGGCGGAATAATCAGTCACGGGACTGCGGAGGGGTATGTCAGCAATATCGCCCGCAAATCACTGGGACTGGGATTGTCCGAGTTTCAGGATGGCTCGGTGAAGTATTTCAGTAAAGACAAGGAAATTCTTAAACGGGCGGCTGTACAGACCGCTTCCCAACTGGCTTACGGGATGCTGCGTTCTTATCCGAGGTACATCAAATACTGGGAACAGGTTGAAAGGGACAAATACCTCAAAAACAAGTCGCAAACGAGCCGGGCCAATGTAAACGGGCAATACCGGCAGCTAATTGACCGGCAGCAGGCCCTTGCCGAAGAGAAGAAGTATGCCGATACGATTGTCGGGGAGATTGTGAAAGATTATCTGGAACTGGAAATTCCGGGAGAAGGTACTTATTTCGATTACCAGTCCGGTAAGGTGGAACCCAACAGCAAATACGGATTGGTCAAGTTTGCAGATCTTCAGCCGGTCGTACAGGTGAGTTCAAAAAACAATGTCCTGCTGACCACTGTGCAGGGACGGGATTATACCCGCAAAGAACTTGTCAGCGGCGGCGATCTGGAGATTAGCATTAACGGAAAGATAACGAGCAAGTATCCGGACGTATATCCGGAAGCCGAGGTAAGCAAGTTCCTTAAACTGATGCAGTACCGGGGAGTGATAAACTGTGACAATACTATCCTCAGACAGTTTAAGATTACCCGGCTGATTGTTCTGAACTATTCGTTGAACCCTTCGGACTGCCGTAACGTACAGCCTTATACGCTGACCTGTGTAGCTGTGGAACCTTCGGAAGCGGTCGAACTAAAAATTGCCGGACAGGAAGAAGTGGACCGTTCCATCAGTGACGTAAACAAATGGCTCCGGTTCGTAAGGTTCGGGACCCGTGTGATAGACCCAAGTTCACTTATTCAATTTACGAAACAATGGATATAAGTACTTTGAATGTATTGTGCTGCCGCATTACCATTGGCGATGCGGATACTGCCAACCCGATGAAGATTAATAATCCGATAGTACTGACAGAAGTGGAGAACATCGAGATTAACGAGTCGTACAAGAAACTGCTCGGAACGGCGAAATTGACGTTTCCTAAAGGTACGATATATAAAAGTACCGTGCTGGGAGCCGCCACGCTGGAAGGCAAGGATGCTTCAAGGATTACCACCGAGGTAATGCAGGACGGGGTAATCATCGAAAAGCGCACCTCGCAGGAAGCACTTAACGATACAACTTTCAAGACCGGACAACGGGTGAATATCAAGTTAGGGTATAACGGGGTACTGAAAGACATGTTCAACGGATACATTACGGGCTATAATTCCGACTCGAAATTTGAAATACAATGCGAAAATATGGCTTATAAGCTAAAACTAAAGCAGGCTCCCAAATTCGAGACTCCGGCTTCGGGAACCAGCGTGAATGATATCTTGGGCGAGAAGTACAAGCTACTGAAAGATACCGGGTTTCAAATCCATAGTGAGACGAAGAAGTACAATATCCAGTTGGGCAAGATGAAGATAACGGATAACTTTACGGTTGCCGATATCCTTTCGGAGTGGTCCAGGTACAAGGTTTACTGTTTTTTGAAGTACGATGAAAAATCACCGGACAGTATGCCCGCCATCGCTGTGGGCAGACCTTATTCTTCATCGAAGAGCCAGCCGGTCTTCCCCGGTGACTCGTCGGGACCGTTTCAGATAAGGTTCAATTATCATGTTGCGTCAAGTGAACTGAAAGTTTTGAAAACCGACCCTAAGTTTTTGGCTGTTACCGGCAAAGCCCTGGGAGCGGATGAAAAGTTTTTTGAGGTAACAATCCGGTTAAATCCGGATTATGACCCGATGGCGGCGGGCAGCAAAGAGTTTCAGACGATCAATGCTACCCAGATCAGCAAAAAGAGTCACAAAATAACGGGGAATACGACTGCCAAAGGTGCGGCAACAAAGACCAAGGTTGATCTGAGTACCTATACCATCGTGCCTTATATGAGCCCGAATATGCGGATCAATTCGGATAAGCTGGTAGAGGAAACAATTGAGTATTTCAAGAATTACAACCTGAACGGCATCACGGGAAGCCTGACCTTGTTCGGTGATCTGGCCCTGAACACTGCCGTTCAGGTGGAACTGAGAGACGACCGTAATCCTTCTAAAAATGGCGTTTATCTGGTGGATGAGGTTACAACAACCTTCGGGACGGGCGGGTACCGGCAGAAGATTACTCTTCCTCAAAAAATAAAAGGAAAAAAGAATACATATGGAAACGAAAAACAGGACAAATAACAGTAACAGCCAGCGTCTTATCAGTGAGGCTATCCGCAAAATTGCGTTGGGGCGAGGATTGGAGCGGGTAAATATGGCTCCGGGCGGCATGTCGGGTATCGGTACGGCAAGGATGATTCACGGCTATGTGGCAAAGATACACAGTGACCCTTCGGATGAAGAGTTTGAAGAATATAGCGGTACGGTAGATGTCGGCGAATATCCGGACGAGACAGCCAGCAGTGAGCCGATCATGCACAAAGGCGTATTGCTTGCGGCGGCACAGCATAATGAAGGCGGTTTTCTGATTGTTCCAGCTCTTTTTTCGGATGTAACGATTGTTATGGATGCCGCTACCCACCATGCTTATATCTTGAATTATTCCCGTGTTGACCTTATCAGCTTCCAATCGAATACGGAAGCCCATATAGGAGTAACGGAAACGGAAGAACTGAAACCTGATGATGAAAACTCACCTGATTACGATGAATTGGGAACCACCGGAAACCGGACGGAAACGGCTTATACAGCTACTACCGTAACGACCACCGCCCAAAACAAGGACGGGAAAGAAGCCGGGGTTGTTATTGAGCCGGAGAAGATTACTCAGAAGGTGGATAAGTCGGAAGTCAGCCAAACCGCTGACAAGGTGAAACAAACCGTTGAAGGAACGAGTGTTGTAGTGACAAAAGGCAAAGTAACCATTGGTGAAGAGAATGCCACCGAACCGCTTGTGTTAGGGAATCAGTTGGCACAGCTTATGATGGAATTTATCACTGAGTGTTCTAAAATTACTACTACTACCCTGTTGGGTACCATGCCTGCCCTGAATATTCCCAATTTTGCCAGCCTGACATCGAAGATACAGAACTTTTTATCTCAAACAGCTTATACCAAATGATAGAACTATTACCGGACATAGAAACACTGGATAAGGATAGTCTTTGCTATTCTATTTATTCCCAGCTTTACCACAACTTTTTTAACGCACAGGATAGCGGTACGGTAATAGAAGGTGACCAGATATCCATCCGGCTGCATAACACCGCTTACAACTTTGCCAGTGCCATTGCTTCGGGGGTAACGAGTGAAGGTGGCGGGGAAGGTTTCCTGGGGTATCTAAAAAAGACCGGGGGCGATATGACGGGAATACTTCGTGCCAATAACGGATTTGAGGCGGGAATAGGTAACAGCAGGGTGTTGCAGGTCTATAATGAAAGCGGTGTGACCGGTGTTCGGATAACTGGGGAACTTCGTGCAGACGGTAACAGCTTTTATCTGGGCGACAAGCAGGTTCTACGCTATGACAAGGTGAATGACCGTGTGATGATTGACGGGGCAAGTATCAGTATGGGCAGTGCTACTATATATTCCGAGGGGAAAATCATTATCGGGGAAAGTGAAGGAAACGGAGTTTCTGTTTCTGCGTCGGGAGTGCTGGTAAAAGGTAATCCGGTTTATCATCATGGGAATGCAAACCTGGCCACTGTGGACTGGAAGATGCAGGACGGATATGTAGCTGGTAATCTGGATGTGGCGGGTGTTACTACGATGTCAGACAGGTTCATTGCGGAACATGGGGTTTCTTTGGGTGATGATGGAAAAAGCCTTTTATCCATTAGTCGTGATAACATTAACATTAACGGGTTCCTTTCATTCAATACCGGGCATGGGGTACGGATAGACGGTATTCCGGTATTTGTGCGGTCGAATGAAAAAAATATTCAGATCGGGGCGGTCGGTGGCGATTTACTTTTGGGAAGTGGACAAACGAATAAAATCCGTCTGTTGGTCGGGATTGCCGATGTGGACGGGGATAATCTGTTAATCACTAAATATGGCGGGGCTTACTTCCCGGATTCTCTGACCGTAAGGCACAACTACGGAGACACATTGCTCTCCAGTTACCGGGTGGATAGTTCCGATGAAGGGATGATAATTCATCAGAAGTTGCGATTTGGTAATCAGTATGGAGGGACTTTTTCCGGGGCTGAGGATGGGATTGTATTTTCTTCCCGTGTGGAGCATGTAACGCCTGACCCTCCGGCACGGGAATTTGTTACTTATCATACCCGGTTCGGTTACCGGACTTCAAACAGTGTTTACCAACCTTTGAATCAGTTTTCGGACACCTTATTTATTAGTACGGATGCGGATTTTGTGTGTTATGACAAGCCTGTTGAAGCTAAAGGGCATGTTGGCATTGACGGTTCATTCACCCGAATGGCAGACGGCAAGCTATTCTTTACTAATGAGATTTATTTATCGTCATTCACTGGCGGGATAAAACACTATGGGAACGCTTACTTTTTGGGGAATATCAGTTCGGAGTATTTTTCTTCGGGGATGGCTGGTAGCGGCTGGGGTATTCTTTACAACCAAACGACTGGGAATGTTACGGCTACTTTTGACGAGGTTATTATCCGTAAAAAGATGCGGGCATACGAACTGGAAGTACAAAAGAGTGCAGCGACTAACGGTTCGTTATGGATAAGCGATGCTTGTCAGGGTGACACTGTACTAAAACTGTAAACTATCTGATTTATGTCTAAATTCAATTATCCAAGTTTTAAGATTCTAATAGACCCACAATCGAAAAAGACACAAGGGCTTCGTGTGGGCGATGTTGTCCGGCGGCAGTATTTCGATCATCCGAAACTGGTTTATTCTCTAATGGTAGTGACGGAAACGGGTGTCGATGTGATCGGCCAGGGCGAGTCGGCTTATTTTATCGGAGCACTGGTTGAAGGAGACGAGCCCAAAAGCGGGGAACTGCTGGATTTTGTGCGGGTGACCAATCTGTTCAATACCGACCGGAGCGGGGCACTGTATCTGACTGCTTCGGATTCGGAAGCTCCGTATCTGGATATTATTGACGGGATGGCTGTTGAACAGTCTCTCTGCTATCCGTATATGGGAGGTGGCGAGGCTGATGTGGCAGATATGAATAAGTATGCCTGTATAGGGGCAGAGTATCTGGAAACAAGTTACCAAGCTTCCGGAGAGGAAGCCAACCGGATATTCCGGATTACCAAGAACCAGGCAAATGCTGGGAATAAGGTGTTGGGAATTAAACAGTCTCTTGAAAAATGCCCGGAACATCCTGCTCGGCTTCTTATCTCTTATAAGATACGTGCTTCTAAAATCATGGCAGGCATTCCGCTAAGTTTCGGCTATACGGATGGGGCGGAAACGGACGGGAATGACCGGATTGATATTGGAACGGAGTGGCAGTATAAATTATCTCTGATTTCTGTTGATTATCCTGTACGTTATCAGCGCAGTTTGCTGTTTGACCTGACTGCTTCTCTGACCCATGCCGGGGACTGGTGCGAGATTGCCGATTTGAATATCGTCCGGCAAGCGGACATATCCACTTTTGCGGGAGCAACCAAAGCACGGGTCGGCAAGATCACTGGAATTGCAGACCCCATTTTCGGGGTACTAGAAGGATACGGAGCCTACTTTCAGAATCTATACGCTACCCGAAATGTAAATGTTGCCGGTACTTTGACTGCGGGAGATCAGAATGGTTTTAGTTCGACCTTTTACGTTGGCAAAATTCATAAAAATGCCATACACAACAGTATTGCTTGTGAGTTTTCCGGCAGTCAGATTGCTGTGGAAGCGACTCCTGTAGGTATAGGAGATGTACGTCAAATCAGTAGCGATGCCCGGTTGAAAATGCAGTCGAACGAGTGGCGTGACTCACATACAGATAAGAAGTATTGCTTTTCCATTTGGATTAAAGGAGCATCCGGAAATGTTTCAGTTTATCAGGATGAGCATTTTATTCAGGATATACAGGTCGATTGTGAAAATGAATGGAAACGATACCGGGTGGCATTAACTGTTAAACCATCATCACAATTGGAATTATCTGTTTGGTTTAAGGATTTACCCGGTGTCCTTTTTGTCTCTGCCCCCCAGTTAGAAGCAGGTTCAACTCCTTCGCAGTATCAGCCTACCGACGGTACACTTGCCTATACGGAAGATTACGGGGCATGGTTCAACAAAGGCGGTATCGGGGGGACTATTCAGAATCCGTTATTGAAACTGAATGCGGATGGTTCCATCAGTTCCAGAGACCGGTCTTTCGTGATTAATCCGGATGGGACGGGGCATTTTGCCAGTGGACGATTTACGTGGACGAAAGATACGATCACCCTCCAGGATGTAACTATACGATGGGAAGATCTTTCCGAAGAAGCACAGGAAAACTTATCGCCTGTGACGCTTGATATTGTGAGCCGTAGCGGACTGGTGGTGAAAAATAATAGTAACGATGTGGATGCTACGGCTGTTCTTTATCGTGGAGGGAAAGAACTGGACAGAGACGGAACGGAATATGTCTATACGTGGAAATTATGGAATGCTTCAGGAACGGCGGTTATAAGGACTTATACAGGCAAGTCGATTGTTGTGTCGAAAACGGATGTAACCAGTAAGGGGGCGTTGACTTGTGAGGTTTCATAAACGGGGATAGTTGTTTTATCCTATTCTTTAGTGAAAGAAAACACTATTCATGGGAAAACAACTTATTGCTACCGGGCAAGCAACTGTCATTGCCCAAAAAGACTCCTATACCATAAACCAATCAGTCAGCGAATATATATTTACGACACAAAGTAACGGAACGGTTCCTGCTGCCGTATCTTTTTCATCTGTCATAAAGGTGACACTCGGTGATCTGAATATTACGGATTTTACCGTTGGTGCTATTACGAAACCTTCAGGATTTTCCTCCATTACCGTAAACAACACGAACAAGACCGTTACTTATTCGGTTGCTGCAGGTACAACAACGCTGGCTGATAACGGGTTGGTCTTTATTCCTGTTATCATTGCCGGGGTGACTTATCAAATGTCGTTTGTCTGGTCGAAAGCAAAGGCCGGGGCGACTGGTTCTCCGGGCACAGATGCCAATATGTTGGACTGGGTGCAGGATTGGAACAGTAACAAAACCACCATCGGTAGCAATAGCGTGATTACTCCTAAAGTTTTTGCTGGGGTTAAAAATGCCAACGGAACCATTACGGGAACGGCTATCGGGCGTTTCAGCCTGAGTACACTGAATGCTTCGGGGATCGTTACGACAGAGGTTATCGACGGGGTGTACGGATTCAAAGATGGTAACAAGACATTCTCACTTGACAACACAGGAAGTGTTCAGTTAGGGCGAGGTAATCAATATATTAAATATAATGCTACTACTGGACGAGTAGAATTCGGGACGGATGTATCACTTGCCTGGATTGGTGCTACCTACATTGATGAGAACGGTATCTTCACTGGTACTTTGTCTGCCAATACAGTAAATGCCCTTCAGTTAAATGCTTCTCAAATCGTGGCAGGTACAATCAATGCCGCACGGATTGATGTAGCGTCTTTAAAGGCTTCCCTTATCACAGCCGGAAATATAGAGACATTGACATTGAATGTTGTCAGGGGAAAAATCGGAGGATGGTCTATCGATACGGATTCGATATACCGGGGTACGAAAAATAATGCTTCCGGAGCCAATACTGCTGCATCCGGGGCTGTTTGTATCGGTTCGAACGGAATTAGGGGCTTTAAATGGCGACTGGATGCGACAGGCGCTGGGGCTGTAGCTGGTGGCAACATCAGTTGGGACGCGGCGGGGAACGTTACATTCGGCGCTTCGGTTGTTTTAAACTGGACCACACCCATTAACAACATCACTACGGCACTCGGTGGCACTTCATTCCCCAAACTGACTAAAATTTCTTCTACGGGCATATACACGGGCACACTGACTGCCGCACAGGTGAATGCGGTAGCCATCAATGCCGGAAGCATCACAGCCGGGACACTCAGCGCGGACAGAATAGCATCTGGTTCACTGAACGGAAACAAGATTACAGCCCGTACTATTACCGCAGATCGTATTGTGGCTGGGAGTATAACTGCGGGTGAAATCAATGTCAGCAGCATACAAGCATCTGTCGTCACAGCCGGGGCTGTGAATGGACTAACCTGCACGTTTGTACGAGGTACAATAGCCGGATGGACGATTAATGCTTCACAAATTTATAAAGGGAATGTTTATTTAGGCAGTGACGGCACAATCAACAACGGTACAAAATGGATATTTCGGAATGATGGTTCCGGACAATTAGCTAACGGCGCAATCACATGGAATACAGCCGGAGCGGTAACATTTTCCTCAGCGGTATCATTGAATTGGACGAATGCGGCAACGAACGCTCTTAATTCGGCAAAAAGTTATGCGGATACAAAGAAAAATGAGGCTATCAGTTCCGCTTCAACCGATGCAACCAATAAGGCGAATGCAGCTAAAGAACTTGCCAGTGCCATGGCATTCGGAAGAATGCTTTATCGTGACCCGACATTCTGGAATGGAAGCAATGGTATAAATGTATATAATAATTCGGGAAATGGTACTGTTACAGTTACCCGTACAGCAGATAGTAATGCCCCTAATGACAGTAAATATGTTTTGCTGATAAAAAACACGGGGACAGCATCCCCAAACTGTGGAGGATTTTATTTCGGAACAAATACATCTTACCGGAAAATATTCATTACCCGTATTATTGCAAAGATACCTTCCGGAAGGAACATATCTTATCACTCCAACGCTATCGGGAACGGGGGCTCTCAAAAATGGTTGACTCCTGTTGCAGGAACCGGAGACTGGTGCGAATATATTTGTAAGGTAAGTTGCGGAACTGCCACTTTTTCGTCCACTCACTTTTTTGCCATTGATGGAAGCGTAGGAACTACAAGTACCCCTGTGGAATGGAGGGTGGCATACGCAAGTGTATTTGATGTAACCAGTACAGAGAAATATACAACAACCATTGATGGAAATGGTATTTATACATCCACTTTAAATGCCAACCAAATAACAGCAGGAACTATCAGTGCTGACAGGATTGCTACAGGAAGTCTTAACGGTAACAAGATTACCGCCCGCACAATTACTGCCTCTAATATTGCCACCGGAACAATCACCGCCACAGAAATAAACACCGCCAGCATACAAGCAAGTGTTGTCACCGCAGGAGCAGTAAACGCCCTGACGTGTACGTTCAGCAAGGGTAGTATCGGAGGATGGACTATTAACTCTACTCAAATCTATAAGAACAGCGTATATCTGAATTCGGACGGTTCAATTACCAATGGTAGTAAGTGGCAGTTAAACAATAACGGGAGCGGAAGGCTTGCAAACGGTAATATATCTTGGGATACTGCAGGAGCAGTAACTTTCGGTTCTTCTGTTTCCTTACAGTGGAAGAATGATATAGAAGTTTCAAAAAGCACCAATTACGGGTATCGTTATTATACCAAAATCGTTATAAACGGAGAATCCGGAAAATTTTATCCTGTCGTAGTAAAAGGAGGAGATCAAACATTAAAGAGAGATATACTTGTTCGACGGAGATATTCTGAACAAGCTCCATCGGACTGGGCTAACAGCAGTACTCACATGGGAGGATTAAACCTGCTTATCAAGACTAACTTTGGAGGATGGGGAGGTATCAATTACTCCTGGAATATCTATGAGTTGGAGGAGTCCTATTGCCGCCTGTTTGCCGGAGCCGCTATTTGTGGTAACAGTTGTATGTTTGCCATTTATTTACGTGGCGGAGGGGCTACCGGAGCGATATATCATATTTATTCCCAACAGCCATTAACAGAGCGCCCTTATAGTGAGTCTCCAGTCTCTACCCAAGCTCCCCAGATATGTTACAATTCAGATTTAATATTCAAAACGCCGAATGGAAGCGGTGGGTATAATACGGCTAATGCACCTGCGCCCCGAACAATAACAAGTGCTGTCGAAACAGAGATAAAAGCTCATAAATATGCAGCATCCACTTACATAGACGGTAATGGCATATACACAGGAACTTTAAATGCCAACCAAATAATAGCCAGGAGTATTACCGCCGACCGGATTGCTGCCGGAACTATCACTGCCAATGAAATAAACGTAGGCAGCATACAGGCCAGTGTGGTAACGGCAGGGGTAGTGAACGGATTGACATGTACTTTCAGTAAAGGTAAAATCGGAGGCTTTACGATTAGCGAGACTGCCATATATAGTGTGAACGTTACGCCTGGGCATAACGTGGGGATACAGAGTAATGGTTATATCTATAATTGTAACAGCAGTAACATTTCAATTGACTACTGGGCACTAAATACAGACGGTAGTGCGATATTCGGCTCCGGTAAGATAAAATTCGGGGCGAACGGAGATGGTTGGCTTGCCAATAAGAATATTACCTGGGATGTGAATGGAAATGTTTCCATGACTGGTACGATTACGGCAACAGCCGGTAAGATAGGTAACTTTAATATCTCAGGAGGAAAGTTGGTCAATAGCACGACAACAGCATCTATTGAATTTACTGGGTTAAGCGGTAGCAGCTTGTACCTGAACACCACAGAAAGCCTTATATCCATTCGTTCGGATATTAATAAAACCGGTATATCCATCCAGACGTATTCTTCGGGGGCAAGAGGAATATATGTATTGGCTAATGCTGGTTCAAAGTATGCTATTGAAGGCTATGGCCCGATGCAGTTAGGACAAAGAGGTGGTGAAAGATGGTGTGTGCCCGGGGTATTGTACGTGGGCTGCAAGTATCAGGCTGGTTATAATAACTATTACCGCAAGGTTTGGGGGGATGGAATGACTGTTTCTTCCTTTTCGCATATTGGTGACGGTAAATATAGGGTGTATCACAATCTGGGACATACCGATTATACTGTTATGGCAATCTTGTGTTCCAGTACCGGATATTACGGATATTTCCGCCTGCTGGAACGAACGACAAGCTATTTTGTTATCCAGAATATCGGTTCTAGCGGTAAACCCGATCAGGCTCCTTTCGATTTTGTGGTGATGGGACGTAACAAGTGGTAAAACCACCTGTTACGTCCTCAGTTTCCCTATTCATTATTATATAATCTCACTAAAATTATGATGCAATTAACCAGTGTAACAGTGATTAAAAACCTAACGGCAAAAACGGATAATGGTAATTACCTGATCGAACACCATGTTGTTTCCGGTAATCTGCAAAAAGTGTCAGTAACCGTATTCTCTACTGACGGAGAACGATTCATCGGCAACATCAATTTAGAAAATGGTACGACATCTTGTAGCTTTCCTACAGAAATCAGATTAACCCCATACTTTGAGGATTTTGACAGTTTTGTAGCTGAAATCAAAGCTGAAATTAAAGCGGAAGTCGAAAATATCCCGAAACAGTAAACATTCACTGTTGCTGCTTTCTATTCTTTTGTGAACATAAAAATGAATAACAATGGATTTACAGATTAAAGATCGCCTCTACATTCCGACTTTTCTTTCTCAAAAAGGTAATTTCAAACAGTTCAACCTAAAGAAAGAAATTCTTCGTAAGATAGAGATTTCTGAAAATGAACGTCAGGAAGTTGGACTGACTGAGAATACAGAAACCAAACGTATTGAATGGGACGTGACCAAAGACATTCCTTTAAATGCCGAGTTTAGTGCAGACGAACTTGCCTACCTGAAAGAGTCGTGCGAGAAGCTGTCCGACCAGGAACTTCAAGACGATATGTGGCAGTGTATAGAGAAAATCTACAATGCAATCAATGACTAAAAAGCCACAAAACAATTGAGTTTGTAACACTCTAATCTTTAATAGAGTGAATAAACCCCGGTCACTCTCCAAGAAAGAGTTTCCGGGGCTTTTTGTTAACTACAAATTTCATCATCCATGCCAAGACAAGATATTGCCATTGACCCTGTGTACGGGGAACTGCATACGACCGATAATCTGACGAACAAGACCATTTACGATTTTACACTACTTGATGCCGTTACCGGTGCGGACAACGATCACTACCGATATGCGGAGGTTGTTGTACCAGCGGGATTCGGAGTGAGATATAAGGATGCAACCGGCATTCGTGTATATGTTCCCTACATACCGGAGTTCAAGGAATTGCAGGTGTGTTTCCGGCAGGATAACCCGAACGGAGAAGCGGAATATCTGATAAATAAGACCGACAATCGGATATGGTTTCCTGTGTTCCAGGAGAACGGAAAGGGAGAAAAGGTAAAAATCCGTTTGTCCGAATTCCGGGTGCTGAATGAAAATTGCTATTTCAACCTGATAATCAGGAATGGGTATTTAGCCTTGTTCAGTGGAAATGAGTCGGATATACAAATCAAAGTCGCCATGCGGCAAAATGAGGTGTTTTTACTGAAAGCCTCTGCCGGTAATCTATACCAATACCCCAGTAGCGGAGTTGGCTTGATAGACTTCCTACACGGAAACTTTGAAAACAACGGATTGGCTTCCAAGTTGCAGAGTGAATTTGAGGGGGACAAAATGATTATTAACAATGCCTATATGGATTCTGTAACCGGGGAACTCTATTTAGACGCAATAGAAAAAGAAAATGGGTAAATATGTAATATGTGAAGGGCAAAACCTATTTGATATAGCTCTTCATATTCATGGTTCTATTGAAGGGATTGTCGATTTGCTGATATGTAATCCATTCCTATCCCTGGCAAGTGAATTGAGTAGCGGTAACGAGTTATCCTATACGGATGATTTTGTGATCGATGCAGATATTGTAGCCTATTATAAGATGTATGACATCAAACCAGCCAACGGTGAACGAACCGTCTATTACAAGTCTTCCGGGTATTCCAAGCTAGCTGAAATCTATCTGGAAAACAACCATACATCTGCCAGTTTTGAAATTTCCGGAAACGGAATACTGGAGATAGACTGGGGGGATAACAGCAAAATGGAGACACTGGCTTTGGGGAACAAACTGAAACAAGCCTCCCATACTTTTGATAATTCGGTTTCCGGCAAACGGAAGATCTCCTTCTACGGGGATGTATCGGTGAAACAAATCAATTTGGGCGGAATGTCCGCTTCTGCCGTTTACCTGCTACGTCCCCTACTGGTTGAAAAGTTTACCTTGCAACACGGAGAAATGGCGGTGGACTTCCTTTACCTTTTGGAAGATACCTATGAAGCGGATTTAACCGGGCTGACAACCGGTAACTTGCTGCCGTTGCTTGCCAACAAAGGACTGATGAAACTTAATTTATCCGGTGCAAATATCCGGCAGTCTGTTCTTGACGAGTACCTGATTGGCCTGGTGATACAGTATCATGACCGACGAAGCTGCCATGTTTGTCTGACCACCGTTCCTTCGGGTATTTACCAGGAACCCCAACGAGACGATAACCTTAACTACATCCTGACTACTGGCATGGAGGCCATCTGGGTACTGACGCATGAAGCTGCATGGAATGAAGCGGGATACTGGAAATTCGTTATCAATGACCTAACTTACACTTTTGAATCCCATGAGCAGAACAATTAAAGATATTTATAATGAAGCAGTGAAAGAGCGCAACAAGCGGCTGGAACTGACTGAGTTTTCCAATGACTCAAAGTTGTCGGTTATGAACGGAATAACATGGGCGTTTGCCGCCGTGATTTACAGTTTCGAGACACTGCTGGACGTGTTTACTTTGGATATTTCGACCGCCATCAACAGTCGGGTGAACGGGACCCCGCTTTTTTATGTGAATGCCCTATTGCAGTATCAGAAGGGTGATGAACTGACCATCCGTGAAGACGGGCTTGCTTTCGGATATAATGAGATTGACGAAACGAAGCGTATTATCTCACAGGTATCCTATTCGGAAAGCAGTAACGATGTAAACCTTGACAATAAGCTGATTTTAAAAGTGGCACAGGGTGAAAAAGGACATTTATCTCCTGTATCGGGAGATGATCTTGTATTAATCACCTCCTACCTGAACAAAATCAAGTTCGCCGGAACACGTATTGAGGTAACCAGTTCGGAAGGCGACATTCTGATACCCAGGCTATCCGTCTATTATGACGGGGCGGTAAGGGAAACTGAAATATACGACTTGATTGAAGAAAAGCTGAACGATTACATGATGAACATAGACTTTGATTCCAGCATCTATGTTTCCAAAATCATTGAAACGATTAAAAAGGCCGAACACGTGACCGATGTCTATATAGATGAATGCGCCAACCCCGAACAGGGAATATTCATTGCCAGTTATGACGCAGACGGAAACCTTATGCCCCTTAAAAAGACAGGAAGGATGACACATACGGTTTCCGGTTATTTGAAAGAGTCATCCCGGAAAGGACAGGAGAAAGATATACCGGGATTCCGTGAAGCTGTTAAATTGATCGTAGGATGAGATATAATTTACCCACGGATCGGTTGGTAAACCAACTGGTCCCGCATTTTCTAAACGGAAGAAAATACATCCTGTTCCTGCAAAGTCTGGTGTATCCATTGCAGGTACTGAATGAACGATTTACGGATTTTACCAAAGAAAAACACATCGAGGCGCGGATGACCAGCCAAGTGATGTGGTTTGAATGGTATTTGAACTACAAGTTCCGGAAATACCTTGCCGATGCCCATGACGGCATCTACATCAAGGAAAGCTCCCTTATCGGGGTTGACATTTACCATGAAGGGGCCCGGAATGCCCGTCCTTTTACCGTATGGTTTGACAATGAGCTGGTGGCCACTGTCAATCCGGATGAAAAGCCGAGGGAGTTTTACTTTCTGGCAGAAGAAAAGGCAATCAACAAGGTGAGCTTTATGATATGCGTACCACCTATTACCATAGATACCGGGGAGTTTGTCTATATGCTCTCACACGTGGTGAATACCTATAAGATAGCGGGGAAAACCTACCTGATTAAGATAGACAGCCAGGAGATCGAACCTAATACTAACACAAATATTTATTAACAGTGAAAGAATATGTTGCAGAGACAGGCGGACGGTACACCTACGCCGATGACATTCTGAACTTGCAGGAGCTTGCATTAAGCATGACAGCCATATTTACCGATTGTTCCAACTTCATCATTTCGGGATGCGAGATGTCCGGCAGCGAAATTGCTCCGGGATATGTCTGGATAAACGGAAGAGTGAGATATTTTTCGGGTTGCAAAAATGCAACTTGGCCCTATTATATCTATGAGCAGAACACCCATGAGACCGTGACCTATGCCAATGAGGTGAACAAGAGAGGCCGGAGCCTCTATTTAAGTTCGGGAGGTAATGCCGTTCCTGATGTTGCCGACCCAATTACCGGGCACTTGCCACAATTTATAGAATTGACTTTCGACTATAGCCCCCGATTTATTGATAAATTTTTCGGTAAGTATGCTGTACTGGCAGACAGTCCGTTTGCCAAGCAGACTGTAAAGAAAGACTTGATATTAACCGGAAACTTTTCGGCTGACAAGAATGTAGAAAGTAAAACGGCTGTATCGGTAGTCAATACAGAAAACGGGTATTCTTTGAGGAATATTGTAAAGGCTAACGGCGATGCGACTATGGGGGCTTACCTGAATGGTTTGCTGGTGAATGAAATTGTGATAGGTACGGACGGTTCCTTTAGTTTTATTAAACAGGGGAAAGAACTGGCGCGTGTAACTGAAAACGGGATTTCTTATACCCATTTGTCAGGCATCACCAGCAAAGCCGGGGCTATTTATATTTCGGGAGCTTCTCTGACCAACTATGATGATGCTACGGACAACGGTTCGGTGGACATCAATGCGACCGGAGTGGCAGGTGGTTCCACCAAGTTCCGTAACTTCAACGTGTATAACGGGAAACAGGCGGTCCATCCTTTGTTTCAGGTGAACGGAAAAGAAGGAGCTGTATATGCGAACGGGAAACTGACTATCAAGAACACCGGTAGCGGAGTTGTGCTGGCTAATACGGCCTATCTGAAAGACAATATGCTGTTAATCAGTAATTATGTTTGGGCTGACAGCAAGGGGGAAATAATCGGCAATATCGGGTATAACGATACGGAATCGTTTGATCTTACCGTCCATAACCTGCTGGGGAATATCGTACTGGCTGCGGAAGGTTATATCAATATTGCCGGGACACTGAAAATCGGTGGTGTGAATATCAGCGAAATTTTTGTGAGTCAGAAGAGTTTTACGGAAGAACTGAAAAAGAAAGTCACTGCCATAGCCGGAAAACAGTTGTCCACGGAGGATTTTACTACGGATTACAAGAAAAAGCTGAATGCAATCAGCGGTGGGAGCATTCAGTCAGCCGGTGATGGGTTCGTAACTGCCAGAGACGTATCAGCCGCCTTAAAACTGAAACTGACCGCATCGGAGAATCTGGGGGATGTAGCCAATAAGGGAACCGCCCGAAACAATCTCGATGTATACTCCAAAGGGGAAACCAATGGACGTTTTTTGAGAGTATCGGAAAAATTGCTTGAACTGGTTTCCCTTACCGCCGATGAGATAAACGGACTCACTGCAGAACAGGCGGCAGCACTGAAAGCACAGAAACAGGAAGCGGTACGGGCAAACATCGATGCGGAGAAAAAAGGGACCGGTGAACTGAAATTGAATAAGGCAAGTAATCTGAATGATCTTGCAGACAAGGTAGTCGCCCGGAAAAATATCAGTGTGTATTCAACGACCGAGATAGATAAACTGCTGGAAAAGAAACTGAATACAGATGCTGCTTATGATGGTGTTTCGTTTACAGAAGAGATGAAGCAGAAGCTGGAAAATATCAAGGGTGGTAATTTTGCCTACATAGATGCTGAAGGGGTATCCCATACACAGGTCGAGGGTTTTGTTACTACCAGCCAGGTTTTGAAGGAGCTGAACAAGAAAGCTAACCTGTTACTGGACGGATACAATGAGGGACAGCGGAACACAATTGCTGCCAATATCAATGTATACAACAAAACGGCTGCAGACGGGAAATTTGCTGCGGTAGAAAGTCTGTTCCAGGATTATATCACCCATTTGGTAAAGCTGGGAAAGAACACATTGGAAGCGCAAAAGACACTCCGGGACAAACTAGATGTCTTGTCGAAAAGTGATGTGACCGGCACTTACCTGCGGAAGGACGGGAAACTGTCGGATTTGTCGCTACCCAATGCTGATGCCAAAAAACAGGCTTGTCGCACTTTGGGAGCCGCCTATGCCGAAGAGTATGAGCCTAAAGTAACGGATACCGGTTGGCTCCAAATGTCTAACAGTGGTTCGGCAACTGATACACGCAATCTGTTTATCCGGCAGATCGGAAATATTGTGTGTATCCAGGGAACGGTTAACACAGCCCGTAGGGATGGATCGAATATGGGTGGTGTTGTTGCTATTATTCCCAATAAAATACCAGCTCCGAAGTATGGGCTTCGGACTTCGCTGTGTGACTATAATGACGACCATAAATACAATCGTGGTTCGTCTTTTGTGATTCCCGGAAATTCCCGAAATATCCATATTTACGAAAGTGGTTGGTATAATGTTACCACTAATATTAATTTCACCTATATGATATAAATATGAAAAAGTTAAATGTTCAACGTGACCTCGACAGTAGGGCACGTATTGCAGAAACAACAATTCTGCCTGTTTTTCCGAAACCGATTGTAGAACCTGTAGAGATTATAACACATGCCGAGAGCCAAGAAAGTAAGGAATGTACGAATAACAAAAGCCCCATCCAACAGGAGGGAAAAAAAGCGAAAGGAAGACGGACGGCCACGGGGTACGTTCAAGAAGTATAAGTTCGAAGAGACAAAATTGGGTTTCATGCTGAAGCATGAGACCCCTGTTGTTTATAGCATCTTGATGAATACACTTATCCGGACTTCAAACTCTGAACCTTCAGTCGAGCTAATCGAGGTTATTTGCCATGCCAGTCAGGATATTTCGTTCAAGAAACCCAAATTTCGACGCTACTTGAAAGATTATGCTCAATATGGATTGTATTGCCATAGAGCCAAACGTATGACACCGGAACGAGATGCATATTACAAGCGTATCAGGAGCATAAAATTAGCAACATTCATTCAAAAGAATCAAAGAACAATAGGATTGACGATGAAAATGTTATAGACTTCTGATTTGAATCGTTCTTCTATAGTAAGAGATGGTAACCGAAGTTGAAACACGGTCCTCAATTATCCCTTCTCTTATATTTACCGCCCTCTAACATACAATCGACATCCAGAGATAAAAACAATGGGATAAGAGGTTGGAGACGTCATTCTTTCACATGCTTTTTCATCTGGGAACATTCTATCATTGTTGCTATTTTATCTGGAACACTTGATGTGAAGTAAGAAAGAGTCATATATGGGTAAAAGAATATGTGTTAATTATGGTTTTAGTTTGTATTATTTAATAAATATAGATGGGTTTTCGATGTGATAGTGTTAATCAATGTTTCTAGTGAGGGCTTTTTGTATCAAATTAAACAGTCCGTACTGTCAGTTTTATATCTTTGTATCAAATTAAACAGTCTGTACTGTCAGTTTTAATATCTCTGCGGTATAAAATTTTAAGATTTAACTCAAATGAAAGACAGATTTTGGATGATCATCAATCAATTATAGTTATCACTAGTTATTAATTAAATGCTTAAAAGT